TTCTTTTTAGGAATATGGAACAAGAGGAAAAAGCATGAATGTGAAAACTGTGGAGAGTGGCTTGGAAAAGAGCCACTCTCTTACATGTTTGATCATCTTCTAGAGAAGAAGTCTCATCCAGAGTTAAGATTGGAAGAAGAAAACATAATGTTAGTGTGTTTGAAATGTCATGATGAAAAAACTAGAGGATTCGCTAGTGATTATGTTAAAAACAGAATAAATATTGTAAAACAGAAATATGAGGGAACCTAACAGAGAACGAAAGAATGAAATTAAGTACAAAGTTACATTAAACGAAGAACAGAGAGAAGCTAAAAATTTAATCATTGACAATCAAATTGTTGTTATTACAGGAAGAGCTGGCTGTGGTAAATCATTAGTAGGAATTCAAGCAGCTTTAGATTTTCTTAATAAAAAAATGTGTGATAGAATATTAATTACACGAACTCTTGTTGAGGTGGGAGATAGTATGGGTTTTCTTCCTGGAAACATTGATGATAAAATGAATCCTTATTTAGAAGCTGCTTTGGAAAATTTTGAAAAATGTATGGATAAACAAAAAATCCAAGACTATATAGTAGCAGGAAAAATAAAAGGAGGACCAATTAATTTTATTAGAGGGAAAACTATTGATGATGTATTAATTTTAGAAGAAGCTCAGAATGTAACCAGACACAGAATGGAAGCACTTTTAACTAGATTGGGTAAAGTTGGAAAAATCATTATTAATGGAGATCTTTCTCAACGAGACATTAAAGATGGTTATACTGGTTTAGATTTTGTTATAGAATTATCTAAACATATTCCTGAAATTAAATGGATTAAATTAAAAGAAAATCATCGTTCTGATCTTGTAGGAAAAATATTAGATCACATTTATGGAAAATAAATCAAACAAATATGAACCAATTTTTTTACACACGACAAGAAGTCGTAGGAGGAACACCAGAAGCTCCTGAATTTAAAACCTTCACAGACAGTTTTAATGTTAACAAAGTGATTAGAACTATTTCTCTTGAAGATGATAGAGTGTTAGTGTTATTAGATGATTTGCACGAAAGATCACAAGACGTAGAAGATGTAGATGTTAAAACAGGAAGAGTGAGAGGATTGAAAAGACAACGTAACATGTTTCAATCAGAAATCTATCTTTCTTCTACAGATGGAGAAAGATTTTTTAAAGCTTTAAATATTGAATAATGAAAATAATAAAAGCTACGTATGGTGATGTAGACTGTACAGATGTAATGCAAAAAAGAATGAAGAATAATATATTAATCACTCATTCTAATAATAACATAATAGGAGATCCTTCTACAGGAACTGTAAAATATCTTAATGTAGAAATAGAACATGATGAAAAAATTCACAACTTGTCTATAAGAGAGGGAGATCTTCTTGTTTTTCCACTTTCTACAAAAAACAAACTTGGAATATTTTATTCTAACAACAACACTCCTGAAATATATCCTGCAATAAGAGCTTCATTGGCATCAATTAAAAAAGCAGCAGAAGGAAAAGCTGACATATTAACTTGTATGTGGCAACACGAGCCAGAAAATCCTTTTGTAGAATATATAGCTTGGACAAAAACTTCTTCTCATTTAAATCAATTGTTGCAAATTATGCAGCTCTTATATGCTGCTAGAGAAATTCATAATTATGAATATGTTTCTTTTTTAGAACATGATGTTCTCTATCCAGAAGGATATTTTGACTATCCAGAATTTAATAATGGTGAAGTGATCACTAACATGAACTACATGGGAATTAATAAAATGGGATGGCAAGACAAGACAGCAGACCATGAGCCATTTCATCAAATGACTATGAAGTTTGCTGATGCAATTACACATTGTGAAGAAATTCTTGCAAATGCTCTTATTACAAACAGTGGAATGATTGAGCCTCAGTACATAAAGAGAAGAAAATGGAAATGTATAAATCCAGCCGTGCACATAAATCATGGCAAACATTTCACATCACACTACAGTATATATAACACTCATGATTTATATTTAAATCAAGACTATTGGGGAAATCACTCTGATTATCTACACTTATTATAACAAAAATCCCCTCGTAATTGAGGGGATTCTTTATTTAGAAAGTCTTTTCTTTTTTAACAATTGCATGGGAGAGGTTCGTGATGATTTATCGTCTGTGGTTTTTGTCTCTGAGAATGGTTTATTCTTCTTAGGAATAGCCACCTTTGGAGCTTTGTTCTTCTTGTTTGTTTTTCCGTATGTCATTAGTAACAACCCATTTTACATTTCTTCATTGTGCCACCAGTCTTCATTGTCTTCTTAGGAGACTTGATAACACCACGTCCAACTAATACATCAGCTTTGGTGATTTTACCATCTTTGTTAAGATCAGGAAATGATCCACCTGCTTTAGCTTTCTTCATTGTTCCACCCTTCTTCATCATTGAATTAGCAGGAGGTGTAGCAGGTTTGTTATTGTTCTTAATCATGTCAATACCCATTCCTATTGGTCCTTTTAATAAATTTTGACCAAAATTAGCCTTAGGCATCTTACCACCTATTTTCATCATAGGAGCTTCTTGTTGAGGAGCTTGCATAGGCATTTTAGGGGCAGGCTTTGCCATCATTTTAGGAGCAGCTTTCTTAACCATTTTCTTAGCTGCTGATTTCTTAACAGTTTTCATAATTATTATTATTTGTTTTTTAGCACTTCCATTTACGAAGACTTTTGTTAATTCTGCTGTTAGGATCATTAGCAGTTTTAGAACTTGTAAGCTTCTTCTTCATTCCTGACATTCTACTACAAAATGATTTCTTTCTTGGACCACCCTCTGGTTGTGGGGGTTTTAAATGTCCTCCTGTAGCTTTGTTGTAAGAAGCTCTTCCTTTAGCATTCAATCCTCCTGATTTTGATTTACCTTCAGAGCGGGTCCATGCAGGTGTTTTGTGTGTTTTTTTAACAGTTGCCATGTTATTTCTTTTTGTAAGGATGTTCTTTGTGCCACTTCTTAACAGAAGCCACTCCTTGTTTAATAGTTTTAGCTTTTGATTTTTGTGTGAGGTCTATAGTGTCCCATTTTCCTTTGTCTTTTGTGGGATGGTTCACCATAATATCACCTTTCTTACCCTTGCCTATTCCTGTAGCACTTGTTTTTTTATATACAACATGCTTCTCACCACCTGCACTCACTTTTACATTTCCTCCGTTCTTTAGAACACCTTTACCTACATAGGCTTCAGCTTTCTGTGGATTCCAAGGACCAGACTTCTTAATGTAAGCCATTATTATTTCTTTTTAGCTTTTGCTTTTATTTTCTTCTCTTGTGTTAACATAGCTTTTGTGGGCTTCTTTCCACTGCCTTTGTTTTCACGAATAGAATCCCAAAGACCATGTTGAGATGTAGAACCATCTGCCCTCTTAATCATCTTTTTCATTTTTGTTTCTTTATGGGTTTTATTTTGGAGAGTTTTCTCTTTTGTTTTTTCATAAAGTTTTCTTCTTTAGGAGAAACCATAGATTTTTTAACATCGCTCCAAACGTCTGTTATTTTCTTTTTCATTATTTTCCTTTTCTTGCTCTTCCCATGGCTTTGAATGTTTTAGCTAAATTATAACGCTTAGATCCTGGAGGACAAGTTTTAGATCCAAACTTAGATCCTGTACAAGGTTTATCTGTACGCATAGTTTTGACTGCCTTCTGTATCCACTTTTTGTCTGTTGCCATGTTATTTCTTTTTAGACATTTTAGACATTTTTGTAGACATTTTCTTATTAGCTAATGTTCTCTTTTGCACTTTTGTGAATGCTCCTTTTGGATCTACTAATGGAGCTTTAGGAGATTTGCTTGCAACACCACCTGCTTGAAATTGCTTTATTGCTTTTTTCATTATAATTTAATTTAAAATTGTTTTCATAGGATATGGACTTTCTATAGAGATTCCTCTATAATGCCATTTTCTACGTTCTTCTGTAGAATGGCATCGATTTGTTTGTTGGCTTCGAGGATGGCTAATACATTCTTTGCTTCTGGAGTGTTTAGGAACGCTCTGGTGGCATTTAGTATTGAACCAAACTGATTGCCTGTGATTTCAAATACATCCTCTGGTTTCCACTTGTAATTCTTGTTAGCATCATAAACTTGCTTAACACTACTTGTTGTGTTGTCGTCTTTCACTAGTTTCATAATTGTTGGTTGATTTTGAAAAAAATTGTACTTGATGTTTTTATACTCTTAGAGAATATCAGCTCTATTCCTAATAGATTGTGGAATTTTAATAATTCCTCTATTAGCATGTTATTGTATTTTGGAAGAGAAGGAGCTAGTCTAAAGTTGTAAGAATCTGTGTTCTTAATAATTTCTAATGTAGACAATTCGTCTACAGAATCTATCACTGCCTCAAGATAGGCAAAATAAATCATTTCATTATCTTGTAATATCTTTGGGAAGTATTTAGTGCTTATTTGCATTAAGATAGAGTTAATCTGTATTTGGTTTGAGCAGCAAGTCCAGAAAGAGATTGTGCTACATTTTCTATGTCAGGCATGTTATTTGCAGAGCCAAAGAGTTCTAGTTGTTTTGCAAATGATATTAAATCATTTACCACTTGTTCAGATATTCCTATAGAATAGTCTTTGATGGGTTCTACAGGCATAGCTTTTGTTCTTATTCCTGAATAGCCCATTATCTTTTCTACAATTTCATCTTTGAAATCAAAAACACCATCATAGAGTTTTCCTAATGCGTCGTGTTCTGCAAATCCTTTTGTCTGCCAATGCAATTCATGCACTTGAAGCTCAAAGTAATTAAGCTTTGCTTTTATCTTATCTAGAGAAAGGGAATTGTTCATTCCCTCTCCTAGCATTTCTTTTGGAAATATTGATTTCATTTTTTATTTTTTACGCTATAGAGAACGATAAAGTGGCTCCATAACACAATGTACTTGCTACAGATGTGTTCACTACAAAATTTACAGTTGCTCCATCAGGAGATGTAAATACACCTAAATATCCTGCAGAAGTGTTTAATGCTGCTAACAATGTCACCATGTTAGTGGATGCTGTATTTGTATTTACAACAATAGATTTTCCACTAGAGCACGTTAATGTCAAATCAACATTTGCAATAGTTAAGCTACCAGGAGTGTAATTAATACCTATGCCATCACAACAATAGTTTGAAGACACTTGCTTCCAATTGCCCACTTTAGGCTTGTTTTTTCTAAGAATGAGAGAACCAGGAACGATTCTTTCTGATCCATCATATCTAACGAACGCTTTTAATTTGTTGTCTAATTGCATTTTATTTATTTTAAATTGTATTTGTTTTTCAATTCTACCAACTGACTGACATAATAATGTGTACAATACTTCTTACTCTCTTCGTTGTTATACACCTCATCTAAATCACTGAATGGAGAGACACCATGTATATATTTTCCTTTATAGAATGCTTTGTAATGTCCCATATCTGTATTGGATATTCCTGCATTATGAAACAGTCCTATAGAATCCATTCTTGATATATGGTCAGTTGCCCATGCAAAGTCCATTTCTTTCACCACTTGTGTTGTGTATCCTTTATACCAAAGGTTCCACAAGACAGCCCACATGTCAGCACACCAACTTTGAAATCCTTTGTTCTCACTCTCAAAGAATTGTCCGTTAATGTTTAACAAAAATCTTCTAATAAGAATACAATCACTAAACACTTTCTGCCAAAACTTATAATCTATGTTCTTCAGAAGATATTGTGCTCCTCCTGAATGTAAATTATTTGCTTCAGCTATTTGTCTATTTATTCCTATAAGAGATGTGAGTTCGTTTAATACGTCTCTTGTGTTGTATAGTTCTTGTTTGTCCTGTAGAACATCATTTTTCTTGCTATCAAAATATGAAGCGTTTATGTAAGAGTTTGTGTCAGACAGATAACACACATCATCATTTATGTAAGCATCGATGTTGAAATTCTCTGTAAACACAATGTCACAATCACAATAGAAAATGGCTTTGTCTTTCATCTCTGGATGATCTTTGAACCATCTCATTAATGTGTAAGGACGCAACACTGGAATATAAATTGGAATAAAGTCTGATACACCATCTTCATCTCTATAGAAACCAAATGTTGCTTCTGGATAGAGTTCTTTTAATTCGTCCCATTCTGTATTGTATTGCCTTTCTGCGGGAGTGTAAACTAATACAATAGCTTGTTCACTCTTTCCTATTTTCTTAAGACTCTCTAGCCATAGATGTGTTTGCCATTTATAATACGAATCATCTGGCTGCGAGCACAAAAACTTTAATTCTTTAATCATACTGTTGTTGGTTTAAATCTATCATCTCTTTTTATAATTGCTGTTGTATTAGATTTCCAAGTATTTCCATAAATAATTGCTCTAATTGAACTTACACTTATTTTTGTTATATTAGAAACTTCAGCAATAGTTTTACCAGAGTTATATAACTCTTTTAATAAAGTTACATCTTTATCTTTAATTTTTGCTTTAACATTGTTCTCACCAGCTCTACTAGGTTGTAATCCTAATTTATAAGCATGTAGTTGATTTTCTGAATTATCAACCCATTGAAGATTGTCTACTCTATTGTTTAACTTATTACCATCTATATGATTGACTTGTGGTTTGTTTTCATTTGGTAAAAAAGCTTTAGCAATCAATCTATGTATTATTTTAAAAATGTGCTTAGAATTTTTATACAATCTTACTTCTAAATATCCTTTTTTATTAATATAAGATTTTAGTAATTTACTCTTAATCACTCCACGTCTATTTCCAGATATTCTGTCAATACTTCTAACATTCCCAAGTGTACTAACTTCATAAGAAGATTCATACCCTGGACAACGCTTCCATGTTTCGCAAATAAATACTAACTCTTTCATATGTAGTTGTTGGTTTATGTTTGTTAAGGTGCTGTCGTAGTGGTGGTGGATGTAGTTGTTGAAGGACTTCCACTCACTTGTATTAATCTTTCCAGCTTGTTGCTAATTTCGTAGAGAAGATTTGCTTCTTGACTCCAGCCTATTTGTTTACTGATCATTTTTATATTTTGTAAAGTGAGAAGTTATAATTTTGTAAAATCAGAAATTACCTTTGCCACTTCTTTAGCAATCTTAACCTTGTTTAATTGGTAGGTGAGCATGTCTGATTTGTTATCAATAAAACACATTTCTATTAATATGTTTTCAGAATTAGGTCTCATCCATCCTAGAGTTTTTCGTGCTGTAGAAGATTCAGGAATCACACCTCCTTGTCTCTTTTTAAACCCTGTCAATTTACTTATTGTATCAACAATTGATTGAGCAAGTCTTTGTTCAAATGCAGAAGATACGTTAGGAATTACCACTTCTACACCTTCTCCACCACCTGCATTAAAATGAATGTCTAATAGAATGTCAGAAGGAAGAAACTTCCCCTTTATGAAATCTAATGTTTCTTTTAGAGCATTTGTGTCTGCATCTGTAGACCATTTCACTCCTAGTTTTTGAAGCTCTAATGTTAATAGATTTCTAAATTCTATTGTAAGATCTCTTTCAATAAATTGTCCTGAAGAAGCACCTTTATCAATTCCGCCATGTCCTGAAGATACAAATATTTTTCTTGCCATTATATTATAATTTTATTTTCCACATTGTGTTTATTCCATAGAACGTATGTCCTTTGAAGTCAGTTCCTATTTTTAGTCCATACATGTTGTCTTTCTTATTCTTCATCATTAGTCCTATAGAAGCAGAAGGAAATGTCTCAACGCTAGAAGTGATGAAATATTCATTCTTCTTCTCAGGAAAAATGGTTTTTGTAATAGTTGTTTCAGGAATATTTAAATCATAAGAAACACTTGTATGTAATATTTTGTTAGCATAAACAGTGTCTGTCACTGTTACACTTCCATATTTTATAGGAAATGGTGTTACATAAATGTTTGTATCATAGTGCTCGTTTCCTAAAGCAATGTATTGTTCTAATAGCTTGGTACAATTTGTATCAGCAGGATGTTCTTTCTGCCAGAATGTATCTATTCTGGAATGTTGAAGAATAGGTGTAACTACAATTGTGTCTTTAATTGTATTGTATACAATAATTGTATCTACAGAAGGTGGGGTGATAGTCTTTCTATCACTTGCACATTTTTGCAAGAAAACAATCATCAATAAGAACGCAATTATTAGATATAATATCTTATTCATTTGTAGGAGTTTCTGAAAAGAAGTTAGAGATAATTTTGAAAACAAATCCTAATATAAATATTGTTGTACTTAATATAGGATTGTTATTCATACTAGCATATCCTCCAGAGAAGACACAAGCTACAATTACAGAATCTGCAAATTTTCTTATGTTCTTAGGAGTGGGTTTCCAATATTCTTCCCAACCAAATTTCATTTTTTTAAATTTAAATAGAGTGTTATTAAATATTGAGCCACTAAACTTAACGCAACAAGGATGCCTATTGTCCAATTCACTTGTTTCTTAAATTCAGCATGGTTCAATTCTTTCTTCTCTAGAATTTCTATTTTCTGTTTTAACAATTCAATATCATTAATGAATCCACCTGTTTTGGTGAGAGAATTGCCTAATATAGCATCTACCACTTGCGTAAGTTTCTTAGTTATATTATCAATCTTTTCTTCCATCTCTTTTAGACGTAGATCCATTTTTGATAGTTCTGTGTTAAAATTGTTTTCCATTATGCTTCTATAGATAATAGTTTATAAAATACTGGGTAGAATCCTTCTGAAGAAACATCTTTGAATTCTTCAATCTTAAATTCTTTGTGTTCTAGTTCTTTTTCAATATTTAGAACAGGAAGAAACTCTTCTTGAAACTTTAACATGTTTGGATTGAGAATTTCTTCCCCTTGTTCATTCTTGATTTTAACATTAATGCTAAAGTTTCCATCTTTTTCTTCTCCGTATTTCTTTACCAACTCATTTTTAATATCGTTACAAGGAGTGGTTTCTGTTTTTACATTATTTAACAGAGAATTTAAATAATACTTAGTGGTCATTGCTAATTTTTGAGCAAGGAGACAATGCTCTCCATTTGTTAATTCTTCTTCAAGAGCTAAGAAATCTGAAATAGTTAATGTACTTTTTTTCATTGGTTTTATTTTTTACAAATATAAAGAATTTAATTTAAGTTTGGAGCACCTAATGTAGCAGATTGAACACCGCCTCCACCATTATCCACTACGTCATCATCCATAGATTCTGGAACAATCACCACATTTAAATGTGATGCTACAATGTCATCGATATATGAATTATCTACTCCCCACGCTGTAAATTCTGCCTCAGTGAGATAATAATTGCCTTCAATTACTTTTACATTATCGTCTGTCAATAAAGCATAATAAGTGCCACATGTTTTTGCATTAGTTGCAAATCCTAAAACTGTCACTGAAAGTTTTGTTGCCGTGCCAACAATTGGAAAAACTACGGGTTGAATGTTTACCATTTTATTTTAATATTTAAATTTATACTACAGGATTTAATAATGCTAACCAATATTGAACACCATTTACCCAAATAGGAAGGTGATTTCCGCTTGTTGTATGTACACCAGTACCAACTGTCGTTATCCATTCTTGTTGTCCAGCTACTACTAATTTTCGACCGTTATTTGCTGTTGTACCTATTAATACATTTTTATTACTTGTAATTGTTAATACTGGTGAAACAAAATCAACATTAAATTTATGTCCTTCAGATGCAAAATAATTCGAATTCGTAGAACCATAATTAACATAATTTGATGTATTTATTGCTAACCACAAATTATTAGTTTTACCTAATTCATACGTATTGTTTGCACTAGGGTATATATCGCCTGCAACAGTCATTAATCCAGCACTTGGAGTAGTTGTACCTATCAACACTTTTGATGCAAAATAATTATAATTATTTGCTCCAGCTTGAGAAATTCCACCATTCACTTGTAATGTTGAACCTGTTCCATCATCTGTTGTTCTGTTGATTAAAAAAGTACCACTATCTAACAATTTCATAGCAGTTCCAGTTGAAGTGTTGAATAGCATAAATCCATTAGTAGAAGGTATTTTATGAACTACATTTAAACCGTCTGCTCTTACAAAATAATTATCAGTATTTGTTATAAAATCACCATAACCACCATATAAAGTTGCTGAACCAATATAATTTAAAACGGCAAAGCTTGGTCCTCCTAATCTACTTATAAAACCACCATCAACTTGTAACTTATATCCTGTGTTTATTTCTGATGTTCCACTTCCAATTAAAACATTGCCTGTTGAATCAAAAATGGTCATCGTTCTTGTTCCATAATCGCTTTTGGCAAATTGTATATTACCACCAGCATATCCCATGTAAGTATTACTTAATGTAAAAGTTGTTGCATTTAAAAATGAAGAAATATTATTAGGCGTACTTATATTACCATTCACTTGCAACTTAGCTCCAGATCCATCATCTGTTGTCCTGTTAATCCATAATGAACCATTATTATTTACCCTCATTATTTCTCCATAAGGAGATATGTTTGAGTAAAATGGCATATAAGCTATTGTGTTTGCATAAAACCCATTCACTCTAATACTGCTGCCATAAAATTCATTAACTGCAATAACATATGTAGCTGTAACATTACCATTAACATCTAATTTTTGAGAAGGTGTTGTAGTGCCTATTCCTATATTACCTGTAGAGGATTGATAAATAACACTATTGTTCAATGATGAAGAAGATGTCCACTTAGGAATGTAATTTGTTGTACCAGATCCTGTAATAGACCCTCCACCATTTGTACCTGTTACATTTATTAGCCTTGTTATTTGTTGAGAGATTTGATAGAGGAGATTACTCTCATTGCTCCATCCTATTTGTTTTGGCATTTTGTTTTGTTTTTAATAAACCACTTTTAAAAATTCTCCTGTTCTATAGAAAGCTCCAGCTAATAGTCCTGCTGATAAAGCTGCTGCGTTTGATGCATATTCTACAATTCCACTCACCCGTATGTTTCCGTTCAAATCAAATTTATAATTTCCATTTGTTGTTTTACCAATCAGAAAATTTCCTGCATTGAAATATGTAAATCCACCAAGTGTATTAGAATTAATCCAAGTATTTAATGTAGGAGCTGAAGAACCAATTTTCTCATAGAATTTTATAGTGGGAGCAGTGTTATTTGATCCTCCATCTATTTCTATTCTATTACCAGCATTGCCAAAATATCCTATTTTTAATAATCCTGCATCTAGAAAGTTTTGAAATTCAAATTGACTTCCTAAAAAAGAAGCTCCACTATTTATTTTAAATATTGTAGAACCACTAGGGAGCACTTTATTAATAGTGAGAATGTTATTTAAAATAGAAACTCCACTAATTGTAGCTGCACTAGTGATTGTTACAGTGGTGCCATCATCTGTTATGTTAGAATTTGTCAGGTTGGTGGAAGCTGCCCATTTAGCTATTCTATTCGCTGTTCCTGAACCTTGTAATGTGCTGTTTGCTAATACAGATTGTATTTTTGCATCTATCTTCTGGAGAGAAGTTTGTATTGTATCATTAGTGTTAACACCTATGTATAATAAATTCTGTCCTGTATAAAATACACAAGAAGAATCTATTATATCTGGACAACCAATATTACCACAATTAATGTTCATAAGAATACAAAAATAGTTATTTATAGAGAATTACAATGTCTGTCTAAAATCTATACAAGATAATATGGCTATCTAATTGTGTTTTCTTTCTGTATTGTAACATCAAACTCTTCAGCAAAATCAGAATTTAATACAGAAAGCCATGTAAATGCAGCTTTTGATACAGGAAACATTTTCATAAGATATTTGATTGGTTGTGCTTTCTTTCTCACCTTCTCTGAAGAACTGTCTAGATGAGATACATCAATTCCTGTAATTTCCATTATGAAGTTTGTTATAAATCTTTCAAAGTCTGAAATCAACCCTAATGCAGGAAACATTGACCCGCTGAATAATTTTTCATAATTCATTGGGTTATAGAAGAAACTCAACTCATCTGTAAATTTATTAATAACTTTTTGTGCAAGTCTGAATGCATTTTTAGAAGCTTTATCATCATCATCGTCTGGAGCAATAAATCCAAAAGAGAACATAATTCCTAATAGAATAGCTAGTGTTAATAATTCTTTTAACTGATTTCTTAGATTTTTTCTCACTAAATCTACAAAATCATCTTTTGTCATATTCAACACTTGTCCTGTTCTATCCTCATATTCTTTTCTATATTTTTCAAATAGTTCATTTATTGTTTCTACTCCTTTGTCATTCATTGCAATAATGTTACTTACATTTGCAGACCTATCTCTAATAGAAGTTCCTAATACAGTGAGAAGAAGTCTAATTCTTCCTACATCATATCTATCTCCTTCAGAAACACCATCGTCATTTATTCTTACATTAAAATCATCACTCACTCTTTTAAATTCAGAAAACCGTGTATCTGTTAATTTAGGAATCCAATTATGAAATAACATCATGCTACTTGTCCACAAATTCATTCCTGCCAAATTAACATTTTCTCCAGAAACTCCTCCTAAAGCATTTGATACAGTGCGTTTAGTTAATGTTGTAAGTCTTTGTATTTCTAATAGATTGGTTAAATCAAGTCCTGGTATTTCTAATTTACCATTTACAAGTTTTTTTGTTGCTGTTATAGACCTTGTTTCTTTTAATAGTTCCACTTCTTTCTTAATAGCTTCATTTGCAGCTTTCCATTCTGTAGAAGAATTTGATCTATTTGGATATTTAGCTTTTACATAATCTTGTATGTTTACAATTTCTCCATTCTCTACCATTGCATTGTCTAATAAAGATAGAAATACACTTTCTTCTAACACTTGCTCAGGAAATCTCATAGTGATCATTAACTTGTCTCCAAGATTGTCTCTTGTAAGACTACTCATTCCTGCTTTTTTATACATCTCATAAATAGGACTATCTTTCAAAGGCATGAACGTGTTGATTAATTGAACAAACATTTCTTTATCTGCTTCGCTTTCAAACTTCTGTTTTAATGATTTTCCTAAATTCTTTCTAAGTTCATTTTTATTAAAATAGGCTCCTGATTGTGTGAGAATTTGTACAACACCTCCAAAAAAGTTACTTGCCCCAGGAACAATTTCTAAAGCTAAAGTTTTTACTTGAAATCCTCTATTTGCAGCTTCCATCACTTTCATCAATGATGTAGCTTTTGGGTTTTCATCTTTCTTAAACACTTCTTTTCCTACAAGAGAATTTATTGCATCTTTAACACCATTCAACACTTTACCAACGTTTAATGGAATATCTGAATCAGATAGTGGATATTTTTGTTCATACAATAAAACTTTAAGAAAGTTTTCATAAAGTTTTGTATTTTCTGAATTCTCAACATCTATCACTTTAGGCTTACCGTTTTCTATCACTACGTTCCCAAACCTATCAGTTTGAATGTGTCCTTTAAATTCTTCTATTTCTCGTACAAGTCGTAACTGTTCTTCTACTTCTGATAGATGTTTATACTTATTCACTTGCTGAAGATACACTATCATATTTTTAAAAATATCTTCACTCACTTCAGAAAAGTTATTCACGCCTTCGTCATTTCTTGTAAAATCATATGTGTAATATTTAGGAATTGAATTCTCTAACTTTCCTGAAAACTCATCGTATTCTCCATACCCTACGTCTCCTGGTCTTAACGTAAGAGAATCGTTCCATTTTTGTATAGCTGATAAAGGACTATCCCAAGCAAGAGCTTCAGCCATTCCCTTTCTTATAAATGGTAGAAATGAAGTGGCTGCTGTATTTATGTATCCAGCATCTTTTGCTTTATTGTTTATTTTTATAATAAATTCATACAACGCTTTTAAATCTTCATCAGCTTGTATTTCTAAATATTCTTTTGTTATCCATTTATTTGCTGGAGAACCTTTAACTATCCAATTGTTCCATCCATAGAAATTTGGATTGTCTATATCATAAAGTTTTTCTACAGCCTCCACTCTTTTTTGTTTTTCTTTACTGTCTTTAGCATCGTCATAGCTCCAACGCTCTTCCATTATTTTTTTCACCTGTTTGTCAATAATCTCTTTAGCTTTCTTTCTATATACATCTATGTCTATGTTATTTAATAGTTTTTCTCTATCTCCTCCTTTTGCAGCCAATTCATCTATAACACTATAGAACTCAGGAGAATGTTTAGAAATTAACTTATTAACCACTTCGTTCTTTTCATTCTTTCTATAGATTTTCTTTACAAAAGATCTAACATCTCCACCTCTATCAACAATCTTCTTTCTTATTTTCATCAACTCTTCCACTTCATCGAAAGACTCTTTTGCTGCAATTTCTTTGGCAGAAGAAGTTAATTTTACTAAAACTCTAATTGCTGCATTAGGAAGGTCTGAAGCTCCTCTGAAGAAAGCTCCTAGTCCTTTTAATACAGCTTCTGCACTAGGAAGTCCTGTTATAAGATTTCGTATTCCTATTTGTTTATCTGCAAACACAATACTCTCATCTCTAATATCATCTCTCATGTTTGCAATGTCCTGAGATTGTTTCTTTAGTGTATCTGCTAATTGTTTTCTTTCTGTTGCATTTTTTTTCTCTTCTGGAGAAACAGCTTTTTCCAACATCCCTTCTTCATAAATCAGTTGTGACAATTGTCTTCCTGTTTCTGTAAAAATATTAGAAGCATTGTAAAATAACCTCATCCTTTCTGAAAAATCATTTATTTCACTTCTTGAGACAGAAGTGTCTGTAGGAGATAGATTTTTATATTTACTGTTGTAATCATTTAACAACTTTTCTCCTTCTATTCTAATCTTTTCAATTACATCAATTATTGGAACTAAGTTATTGGTTGCTTGTGCCACCTTTATAGCCTTTCTTAATATCTCTAACGTTTCAATTTTAAACTGTTTATCATCTTCAGAAGTCACTTCTTTTTTTGAATAGCTAGACATCAAAGCATTCATATTGCTTATGAGCTTGTCTAATTTAGAATATCCTGTAGATTCTGTTTTTTCAGAAATAGGCATTAATTTAATGTCTTCTATTTTTCTAGAATCAGCACTACCAATACCAATTCCTTTTAGTTTCAAATCTGATTTAACATCTCTTGGGTTGGAGAGAGTGAATTCCATAGAGATAGGAATTGCTCTAATCATTCCAAATTCTTTTATTCCATAAACATCACGAAGCATTTGTTTATATCTTCCTAATTGTATATCGAATGCACCATTTTTATACCAAGCAACATCATCTCCTTTAATATTCATAAACTTCCAATCAAGGATGTGTCCTTTTCCATTAGAGTCTATTGCTAGAAAATCTATTGTTCCTGCTTCTTTTTCTTTAGGGTCATAAACCTTCACCTCAGAGAAGACAAGAGGAACAACACCATTGTTTTGTTTTTTTAAAAGCTTTATTAAATCTATGTAATATTCTTCAAGCTTTAAATAAATATCTTCGCTTTCTACATTGAATTTAGAAGGTCTTGGAGAAGCTGTTGTTTTTTGTGTACCATCTTTATGAAAAAATCTAGAATGAATTTCTTCTAAATCATTGTGTCCTTTGACACCATAGTCTCTTAACATATTGTTATACTTCTTCTCTGCTTCACTAAACACCTTTGTTCCAAACTTCTTCTTATACCAAGCCTTCACTCTGTCTGTCACTCTCTTCACCACTCTCTCATCTACACCGCTTGTATTTTTCATATTGTAGAAATTACTAGCGTCTTCAGAGTCTAAAAACATTGGATCTACAGAAGCAGTTTCTACAACTTTTGTTATTCTGTCTTGGTCTATTAATAGTCTTTCTTGTACAGCTTTTTGTTTATCTGACACTGTTTGCAAATATATGCCTGTCAAACCTTTATCTTTTGCAAGTCCTTCAATGTTTCCTTCTAACACTGTTTCTCCTATTTGTTCAAATATGTTTATGTTTGAACCCTTCACTTTAGAGAATATTTTATCTATAATTCTATTCCATAGTTTTCTTACAAATGAAACATTTTCTTCTTGCATTAATTCTGGAAATTCTGTAGAGCCTTCTGATTTGTTTATTATCACTTCCACAATTAGTTTGTCTACAGCTTCTTTCTTTATTTTGCGTATGTCAGGTTTTCCGTTAGGAAGTTGATAGTGCTTGTTATCTTTATATGCGTCTAATGTTTTTTTGTATATTTTGAATCTATCAATCTTAGAAATAGCTTCTGTAATTAATGTTGGATTGGTTTGCTCTATCATTGCTGTAGCAATGTGCACCATTTCTTCTGTAAGAGCAACGTCTTCTTTTCCATCAGCAATTGCTACAATTGATTTCACTAAGTCTGCCAATCCATTTATAGAAGATGTTTTAACATCAGGATTGTTTTTTGCATATTCAGAAAGACTCTGAATGCTCACTCCTATTTTCTTAGCAAGCTCTTTTATTTTGTTTAATGTTTGAGTGGAAGCTTTTGAGCTTTTAGGTCCTTCCTCTAATTGAAGAAGAGGAGCTGTTTCTTTTTTATTAACAAACTCTTTAAATCCTTCTATGTCTTGTTTATTTCCTAATATGTGTATTTGTTCTGGTTCAAGAACGCCAATTTCTTTTGATTCATTTGTACCTACAAAACCATCATTATCTTTTAATTCTGTTTTAGATATATCACCAAAACTTTTAGTTAAATCAATGAGTGGGTTTTTAATATTTAGAATAGCTGATACATAAGCTGAACCATATGCACCAGTAACAGGAGAACCATACATTTCTGTATCTTCATCATAACTATTATTATCTGTAAAATAAATACCTCCTGTAGTTGCATAATCTCTTTTCTGATAACCTTTTTCTCCAGGTTTTAAAAATCTTCCTTTTTGTTCTATTCCTTTTTTTCCATCATAAGAAGTCATATGATATAAAACTTCTTTTACTTTACTATCAGGAAATATACTATCTAAGTATTGAGAATATTGTTCTTGTGTTCCTATATTAGCCAACTCAGGAGAGGAATTGAATAATTCTTCCACTCCTGGTTTAATTTCTTTCTCACTTAATTCCATCTCAGCTAATAATGGATTGCCACCATTTCTTTCTAACGCTGCTTTAAATTCTGGGGTGTTGGGATTTATACATGCCATATTAGTAACATTCTTTTAATTTGTTGATTTTCTTTTGTGTGTCTATCTGAAGAGCATAATTAATATAATACTTAGATTGCTCTTTTGTCATGTTGTGCTTCTTGCCAAAGTTAGTTAATATTTCTTGTTTTCTTTCATCAGAGAAGTCTGTTAATCCATCAAACATTGTATCTTCTGTAGAAACGTTGCCTGTGAAATAACTAATAATATCAGCATCACTCACTTCTCTTGTTTTTTCAAAACCGTTATCAATAATAGACATCCTTGGAACATCATAGAATTCATTTGCTCTGAAAGAATCTCCCCAAGCATTTATCATCTTGTAAACAAACTTGTTACCCTTGTCTCCCTTTTTTTCATCCAATAGCATGTAAGGTTCGTTGGGAGCAAGATAAACCTTTTTGAACAGTCCTTTAGATAGGTATGAAAAATCTGCTTTTCTCTTCATTTCTTTTTGTTTCTTTCTTCCTAATGCTATTCTTTGAAATTCATCAGGATTGGCTTTTAACTCTTCTTCAGTGAGTAGGTCTACTAATGGTTTTTCCCAAGAATATGAAACTATGTCTAAATGAGCATCTTGTGTTAATGTTGAAAGAGCTATAACATCAGGAATAATATTGTTTTTAATTGCGTTTGCTACGTCCTTGTAATAATCGTTATATCTCAAATTATCATTTATGTAATTAAAACTTTGAAAAGACTCGTTAAATACCCATTTTGCTTTCTTTTTAGGAACAATTTCTGAATTATTCCAATTGTTTCTTTGGAAAACATCAAGATTTTTAAACATATTTACATCGCTGCTGAATGGTAATTTAGAAATTGTTGTTGCATATAATTTCTTGAAATCATCATAAGGAATTAGTGATGTAAATGATATTGGAGAATTCAATGTCCCTGATTGTAACACTGATAGTTTTACAAAATCATCATAAGAAGGAAGTCCTTTTCTTCCTGCATTACTGTTTAGGTATTCTTTAATTTCTGCAAAAGAATAAATCATCTGGTTTTGGTTATACACTTTATTATCCTTCACCTTAATTTTAAGATTGTTAGGCTTATTGTCTTTATCTGCAACATTTGATAATAATAATTCTATCACTTGATTATTGTGCAAAGGGTGTAAAGGGTTAGCTTTTACACTATTTGCAAATTCTTGCATTTGGTAAGCTGTTCCTTTTTTAGAAAGAAGAATTCTATTTATTTCTGAATTTAGTTTCTCATCTCCCACTTGCACTGCCCAATCAAATAAATTACTTACAAGTTTTTGAGCAAGTTGTGTAAAGTCTCTATCATCCATTTTAATGTATGGAAGAAGAATGTTTTCTGTTACATTCCTCATCAATCCTTGTTTATCAGAAATTAATATCTCACCAAAAGCATCTCTCAATTTCTTCATTGTATCTAATAAGTTTCCTAAGAATGAACTTTCTAAAACATCATCTACAGAACTTATTATAGAATTTTGAGCTTTCTTCACTTGTTCTATTTTCTTGAATACAAGAATAGGATCGTTAATTGTTGCTGTATCAAAGTTTGTTGCTTGTGTAACATTAAACAATTGATCTGCCATCTTTGCATATTTTAAAAACTCATCAAGTATATATTTCTGTTCTGTTTTTTCTTGAGCAGATAATGTTTTCTTACCTATTGTTTCAAGTAACGTTGTGTCGCTAGGTATTTGAGAAATAGGAGTGACGTTTGCATCTTTAGAAACTATATATTTTTCTGAAGATTTTATTTCTTCAATTAGTTTATCAACAAACAACCAAGAAAATCCTTCAGTTTCCATCAATTTCAAATAGTCACGAATGATGGGTTGGTTTATAAAATATGCAATGGTCTTGATAGGCACCCCTGCTCTCACAAGAAACAAGAATGTGGGAGCAACATTTGGTGTGGCACCAAGTTCCATAATCCATGGACCATTAGCAATATCCACATATCCATCAATAAACATTCCTATAGTATCTGTAATGAATTTTCCAGCTTGGTCTTTTATCATAGACAAAGTGGTTAGTATTTGTCCATCTTTTTTCACTGTATTAAAGTTGGGATCACCATTCTCTTTAAAGAAATTAAGTTTACCATCACCAACAAACGCTTGATCTTCTTTGTCTAAGTTCTTTATATTAAGTTCATTTAAATATATAAATGCTTTTTGAAATAATGAGTGACCTGTTTGTGTTGTTGCTGCAACACCTATTGCTTTTTTTCCTGTTACAAAGGCATGTCTGATTCTTGACATAAATCTTCTATCTAACAAGTTTGATGTTTTTGTATAATCAAATGCACCAAGTCCAAGTTTGTTAACAATTTCTATTGACAAATCTTGTAGTTCTTTTGCTGAGTTGGGAGATGTTAATTTTTCATAGTTTAAAGGATGAGAAGTTAGTACTTCTAGAGAAGATATGTATGCGTTTTCTAAAGCTTCTATATTGTTTTGTTCATATTTAGATAGTTTTTTAAAATCTTCAAATGTATACAAACCATCAATGTTCGCAATTTCTTCAGCAGCTTCAAGACTTATTTGAGACTTAATGTTTTTATAAATATCAAAAGATTCTTCAAATTCAGCTGATCTATCTACTCTAAGAGCTTCACTTAATACTTTTTTATTCTTTCTAAAATTATCAAGAGCTTCTTTTTTTATTCTATTAATAATTTCATTTGTTTCTCCTATCACTCTGAGTTCTTCAGAATAAATTTTTTCTAATCCTTCAAGTTTTATAATATCATCTTCTATTGTAGTTTCATCTTCTAATAAAGCAATTGTGAGAGAAAGATATCTTTTAATCTCATCAGGACCTTTAATGTTTCTACTTCTAATAAAATCTCTTACTTCCCAAAAAGGTCCTCTAGTTTCATCTGACATTCTCCAGAAAACCTTTTTCCCCATATCAAATAATTCTTGAAGATATGCTTCTTGGTCAAATATTTCATATTCTATATTAGATTTTGAAGTTTCTAATGATGTTTGAAAAAGATCTTCTTTTTCTTCTTTTCCAATAAATTTATAATCAGCTTTAATCTTAGAAAGAACTAATTCAAAATTAGATTTAAGATTTTGTACAGATTTTTTAGTTAAAAATTTTATGTAATTTCTAGTATCAAGATTTGCATTACTTCTTATCCAATTAAGATATCTTTCTTCTATTGTAGAATTATTATCATCTAAAAATTCTATAAGCTTAGGTTTACCATCTCTTCCTGTAACAATGTTTTTTAAATAAATAAACAACTTATCAATGTCAAAGTCAGATCCCACTTTGTGAACTAATTCAGATGGAACAATTACAACATCACGAAACTCTTGTGGAAGAAACTTAGCAACTCTGAAGACATCAATAGAGTTTTTGTTTTGTGTTGGAATACGATAGGCAATTCCTGCAAGAGCAGCAATTTGTTTTTGTCCTTCTGGATTATTATTAAAATAATCCATCAACTCTTTGTCTGACATATCACTGTCAAACCATCTTCTCACCATTATTTCACAAACTCTTTGACCATCTTTGTCTTCATAAAACTTTAATACATCTGATGTATATCCTGTTTTTCCATTGATTGTTGTTTTTTCAGCTCTCACTGATTCTAACATATCTGAAGACATCTGTACTAATTGTGCTCCTGTTATTTTAGGACTAATCACTTGTTTATCAGCAATTGCAAAGAGAACATTTCTTAATTGTTGATAGGAGTTTGTAGCTTCTAGTATTGTTGTACCATTTTCAAAATCTTCTAATGCGTCAATCATGTTGTTGTTAATAGAAGAAAGATTTTTTCTTAACAACTTAACAGTTTTTTTAACATCATCAATTGTGTATATTTTCTCCTCACCCTTCTTTCCAAATTCTTTTATACCAAACTTCTTCAACAAAGACTTGTAATTGTTATTTCTCATTTCATCAATGAGTTTTTTGTTGTTTTGAAGTTCTTTGTGTATAGGAGATCTTGTTTCTTTTTCTTCAGGAGTGAGATTCATCCATTCTAAAAAACGTTCTGGAGAAAACTTAGTGGATTTATTAAAGTCTGCAAAATCAATTGGTACGCCAGCTTCTGTAAAGTTTGTAGTGCCAATCTTAGTGATTTGACTACCCATTTTTGTTTTTGAACTTTCTTTTGAAGGAGTTTCTGATTGTCTACTTATTATACTAAATGGAACATTTACCACTCCCTTAAATGGAGTTTCATCAAAATCTCCCTTATCAGTGTATACAGGATTTGTTTCTTCAGCTCCCACTTTTCTACCACTCTTATATATTACATAGTCTATCTTTTCTCTTTGCATTTTGTTGTAAAGCTTCAATGCATTTGCTGTTGGATTTATTTCCATCATCACTCTAAATGATATAGGGAACAACGCACATTTGTCTAATAACACATCATTGTAAGATTTACCATTTGCTTTGTTGCCTGCCATTTTAGGCTTTGTAGCTGTATATGTATCTGCAACTCCTGGATTACCATTCTTTAAAAGTTCTTGTTCTTTTTCAGAAAGAGGTTTTTGTTCTTCTTTAGGAAGTTGTTCGTTCTTATATCTCTTTTCCCAAGCTACGTCATATCTGTATTGCAACTCGTTATCATCACTCCAATTACTTTCTCTAATTCTAAATTGTCTATATGCTTTGAAAATAATTTTTCCTCCTCCATCACCTTCGTCCCAAACACCTTTATCACTCACTCCTCGTATATCATCATAAGTGATTGATCTAAGTATGTCTGATTCAAACTCTGTCCAGTGAACATCACCTTTCTCATATCCTTCATTATAAAACTTAGAGAAGGCTTTATTCATTCCATCAGAGTTTCCAATAAGTGGTTGGTGAGGAGAGTTGAAAAGTTTTGTACGTTTTAATTCATCCTTGTATTGATAGGGATCAGAATAAATTAGTTTATGAAGATCAATGTTTGCAACAGTGTAATTAATAACATTTGATAAAATAAGACTATCAATACTTTCTATTGGAACATTTTGATCATCTTCAAAATTTAATCCATTGGCATAATAGGTTCCAGCCTTACCGTCCTTTTCTTTTCTTTGTCCTATTATACCATAGTCAGTTAGTGTTGCTTTTTCATTTGCCGCTTTGTCATAAATGTATTTTTTTACTTCTTCGTCTATTTTGTCTTTGTATGCAAAATGGATCTCAGCAATACTTTTAGTGGAATTTACAAGTTCGTTATGAAGACTTTCTGAAAGAATTCCTTTGAAAAATCTTAAATCTTTTGAGTCTCTTTGTGTAGCACCTTTTTCAACTTGTTCTTTGCTAAGTTTTACAATACTTCTGTCTTCTCTAGAAGTCTCTATTTCAGAATATAGAAATGATCTAAATCTACTATACACAGATGTCCAATCTCCTTTACTAATAGATTCAGGAGATGTGAAATTTCCCATAAACACCATCCATTCCAAACTAGCATCTCCAGGAACAAGATTAAGAAACCATCCTTTTAAATTAAGGTTTAGTTCTTGTATAAGTCTTTCTTTATAATTTAGTTGTGAAGATTGTTTATTCTTTCCTGTTTGTTCATTAATCATTCCATCTTGCCAACCAATTGTAAACAATAAGTCATCATAGTTTTCCACTTTCTTTTTTCCTGAATTTGGATCTTCATTATTAATTGGATGAAACATTTCATTTAATAGACGAGAGTTTTGTGAAAATGCATCTGTAAGAAGATATTCAAAGTTTGTTCCTTGTAGTTCACTAAGGTTTTCAATTTGTGAAAGTGTATTGAATAAAGAACTCATTGCATTTTCTCCAATAAAAGTTTGAACACGTTCTCCTTTTACATTAAAGAATGTACTAGAATATTCAGGGTTGTCTAAAGAAACTCTCACTGCTGCAATTTGTGTAAGTCTTTTGTTAATATCTAAATATTTTGAACTAATTGCTTTAAGTTCAGGAGCTAGGCTTATAGAAGTTTTAAGACCTTCTACAGCGTCTTTTAAAATATTATACTTCCTACTGTCGTTTTCTTTTATCTTTAAAATTTCTTCTTTTGTGAAAGAAATTCCAAAAGAATTTAATTCATTTGAAAGAGTTTCTTCATTAGTTCTTCCTAAATTACGTGAATCATAATTTGCTTTACGTACGTAATATTCAGACTTTTCATTATAATAATAATATTGATTTTCAGAATTTCTTAATTTTTCTTGAAGAACTGCTTCTATTTCATTTCTCTGTTCTCTGATTTGAGAAGAGAAGTTGGAATCACCCACTTCAATTTCACCATTTTCAAATATGTATAGGTTTTTAACAGAAGGTTTTTGTTGCTTCATCACTTTCCACAATGCTTGTATGAGCTGCAACTGATGTCCTTTCTCTAAATCTTGTGGATTAAAAGTGTTGGTGATAAATTCTGTCTTAGTAAGACGTTTGTATAGAGTGCGATAGTTAGAGTCTTTCAAAGCCATTTTACGAATCCTCTCAATCATTTCTTCAGGAGTTCTTGATGTGTATACATTTTCTTTCACCTTTATGAAAACTTCAGTGAGAGGAAGTAGTGTAACTCCTCCTATAGAAGATTCTCCAGTTTCTCTTTTTCCATCTTTGAGGGTTCCCCTCACTAACGTAGACAAAAGAAGTTTTATAGCACCATCAGCTTTCTTGAAAGCATCCATTGTACTTGCATCTTGATAATCTCCTCTTCCTTCTTTATCTTCATTCTTGTCCTCGTCTTCAAACTCAATGTTGTATGGCTTTAAATACTCTATGTGCTCTTCCACCATACCGTCCCATTGCTCTTTAGTTTTTAAATACATAGAGCCTAATTCATTAAATTGATTGTTTAAAACATCAATTTTCACCTTGTTTTTTTCTTTGTCTTTTTCTTGTTCTTTTAGTTCTTCTCTTATGGTTTTTAATTTTACAAGAAATGTGTTGTATACATCTTTTTGTATTTTTTCATAAACTGTTTTGTCTAGTTTTGAAATATTGAAGAAGCTTTTGTTCCCTTGAACAAAATCATAGAGAATGGAATAAGTCATTTGTTGAAGAGTGTCACCAACAACATTTGGTCTAATTCCTTTCAATCTAAACTCACTAAAGTTTGAAGCAAACACGCTGTCTATATCAATCACTCCTTTGTTTGCTAATGCAAGAGCTGATGTATACAAAGATGGTTTATTGTAATGTCCTGTGCTTATTTTTTCAAATAGATTGGCTGTATTAATTTGTGCTTTATTTCCTGTAAAAAACTCTTTTATAAAATTCACTAAATCTGAAAATAGTTTCAGAATGAATGGTTTTCCGTATGTGGGCTTTGCTGGGATTTTCTTATACAGAATATAATCTCTGAATTCTTCAGCAAGTTGTTCTTTTATTTGTTGTGGAGTTGCTTCAGAGTATTTAATTGTTTCTCCTGTAGGTCTGTCTATGAATGTTCCTTTTCTCTGTCTGAATTCATCTATTATTGCTTTTTGTTCTTCTGGAGAAGAGAACATTTTCCACACTGCTTCGAACACCTCGTGATAGACAGTTCCTATTTCTGCATTTTCATAAACATATATTGCTCCGTCTTTAAACATTCCCCAAACTTCTTCTTTTCCATCTATAGACGTGATTATATTTTTCACTCTATATACAGGAACATTTGGAAAGAATTTCTTAAGCCATTTAGTTAATTGTTCCCAATTCTCTGGTTCAAATCTTTTTAGTTCTTCTTTTAGTTTTTTTCTTGCTTCTTCTCTTTTGTCTGTTGAAACATCAAGATTGTCTAACTCATTAGATATATCCTGTTGTTCATTTTCTGTTAATTGTTGAGAAGGACTAATTGGTGTAACTTCTGTTTCTTCAGCAGGAGATGTTTCTTTTAGATCAGCTAATAATTTATCATATTTATCATATATTACTTTTACAGCATCTTTAAATTCTTGAGTATTTTCAATACCACTAGGAGTATCTATACCTTGAAATAATAAATCACCTTCTTCACCAAAGGTGTCATAATAGTTTGATAATTCTTCTAATCTTCTTGCTGCTAAAGTTTCTGCGGTTTCTTTAACAATAGGAGATGTTTCTAAAGCAGCTAGTTCTGCATCAACAAAATTATAAAGATCTTGTGGTTGTGTTTTTATAAGATGATTAATCCATTTACCTTTAGTTAACATAGGTTTAACTAATGCATCTCCAGTTTTAATCAACCTTAATATTTCATGTTGTTGACTATCTTTTGTAATTACAAAATATGTAGACCCTTTATCATTAGCAACAACATCAGTATATGGTAACCCAATCTTATCTAATTCTGATTTTATTTGAGAAATAACTTCTTCAGAAGTTTGTTCCATTTTACCTGAAGCATCTTGTGTTATATTAATAGATACAGGTTGTTTTTCTATTTCCTGCATCCTGTTTTTAACTGTTTGTGCATCAGCTTTCTTAGCTTCTATATCAGCTTTAGCATCTGTAGAACCAGCAGGAGCTTCTGGAGCTTGTTCTGCTTTTTCAGCTTCTTGTTTCTTTTTTTCTTCTTGTGCTAATGCTTCTTTTTCTTGTTGTTGTAAAAGTGCTTCTTTTTCTATTAAGGGTAATACTTTATTAAAAATATAAATATTAAATTTTGCAAAGTACTCTTCATCACCTAATTCATCTAATTCTTTAACAGTTGTTCCCATAGCTGCATAAAGTTTTTTCATTCCTTCAATGCCTATTTTATCTTCTGTTTTATCAATATTAAATTTAAATCCTCCAGTAGCACCGTTATAAGTAAAAATATATCCTTCAGGACTTGTATTTTCTGTCACACCATCCACTATTAATCTATTTTCTTTAGAAACAATTGGTTGTGTAGCAACCACCACCACTGGTGTAGGAGTGACAATAGGAGCTGAAGGAGCTGTAGGAGCTGGTTGTGCAGCTTGTGGTGTTACAGGAGCAATGGGTGTAATGACAGCTTTCTTTTCAGGAATTGTGTAATCTTTTTGTAAATCTGTAACAGTGAAATACACTGCTTGTTTATTTACATCCCCTTCAACATCTGTCTTTATTGGACGCATGTTTGTTGTTAAAGGAATATCATTTCTATCTGTTGTAAATACCCATCTTTCTTCTTTTGTCACTTCATTAAACTTGAGCTCTTGGTATCTTTTAGAAATCAAATATGTTTTATAGTTTTCCCATTCTCTAAATACAAGATTACCATCTTCATCAATGTCTATTATCTCTTTGTATATTTTAGTTTTTGCAACGCTATTAGCTAGCATTGTAGAATTAGTGTTAGTGTACATTTCCTCTAACAATCCTATTATTTCTAATTTGTTGTCTTCTATGCTAGAAGATTTAAATTCAAACTGCTTACCGCTTTTTCCAAAGAATAAATAAAGACCATCTTCTGTTCTATTAAACCACAATTGACTCACTGAAGCACTTTCTGACATACCTTTAGAGCCCCAATAGATTGTTGATTTCAACCAATTGAGCATGCTTTGAGATTTCTCATCTTTTAGGTTTTTGTTCTTTTGAACATTTTCTGACAAAGCTTTTAACACTTTGTATATAGTGAGAGCTTGATTTTTATTTAGTCTTCTGTTATTAAGTTTAACAATACTGTTAGACAAAACTAATATCACTCTTCCTAAAGACTTACTTATAGAAAAGTTTCCTTTAGCAAATAAATCATTTTTTGTAACCACTTGCACATCAGCAGATGGTATTTCTGACTCACTAACAAGCTGTGCATCCTCTAAAGAAGTTTTTGCTCTGTAGTCTCTTTGTTCTACTTCTTTTCCTTCTTTGTTTATTTCTTTATAGGTTACATACACAGGATTGCCCCAAGATGCTTGTATTTCGTGAAGTGTGTCAGAGGGTGACAGTAATGTTTTTGTTCTCCATGCTTCAAATTGAGTAGAAAGAGCAGTTTTTACATTATCATCAATACCTTTTCTAAACATGCTCTGTCCTTTGTATTGTTCACTCCAATCTAGAGTGGCAGGAAACACTTGATAGATTGTGTTTTCTGGAGAAGGATTTTCAATTTTTTCACCATTCTCATCTATGAAATGGAAGGTGCCATCCTCATTTTGTTCTACCATAACAAGAGCTATAGTTTGTGTAGGATCTACAGAGGATGTACCTTTTAGATGAACCATTAAACCTTTATTTGCATCGTATTCACCTTTTTCATTTTTAGGAACAAGTCCTAAAGAAGCTTCATTCTTTGAAGTGACAATGATTCCACGAATGTTTGCTTTGTTTTTTAGCTTTGGAAATCTCACTCCAAATAGGTTTGCACGTTTGTGGTGAGGAAGATCCGTTAGCGTGGGTGTTGTACTACTTACCACTTGTAAATCTTCTTTGCGATTACCTGGTTCGAATGTGTCTTGTTCTCCATTCTCTACGTCTACAGTTTTATTCAATATAGACACATCAGCCGTATCTGTAATACCCTTTATTACATTTTCATCTTTAAAAACTTCTTCCTCTTGTTTTCTTTTTTCTGCTTCTTTTATTACATTCTTGAAAGCCATCAAGAATGATTCTTTCACTCGTTGTTCTGAAGAAAGCTTCTTATATGATTCTTCTAGCTCTTTTAGATTTTTCTGTATATTTTCACTACGAGATTTTGAAGAAGGTATTTTTAATTCATCTTCTAATAAAGTGATTTGATTTTGTAATGCTAATACAGCTTCTGTATATCCAAGTTTTTCTGCTATGAATTGTTTAGCTCCCTCTTCTCCATAGAATTTTTCTAAGTTTTCGAGGTATTCATCTATTACAACAGGTATTTTATTTTCACTCTTTAGCTTACTTACAAAATCACTTAACTTTTTTAATGATGTAGTTAATAAATCTTTTAGAGAAGAAAGTATATCGTTTCCTGTTTTAATGCTTTGCTGAATTGTTTCTCTTGTCTCGTTTAAATCTTTTATATTATCTTCAAATTCTTGGATTACATCTTTAACATCTGTAGGCATTTCTTTTACATTCTCTAACATAGAAGTTAGATATTCTATTTGCCTATCAAATTCTTCTTCTTCTTCTGTTAAATTTGCTATCATTTTTTCTACAAAAGGAATTTGTTCAGAAGCTAATTTAATAGCATCTAAAGTTCTTTGTAGTTCTAATCTAGCTTCTTTTGTAGGCTTTTTAGCATTAGAAAGTTCTTCAAATCTTTGTTCATCTTTTTCTAATTGCTCTCTTAATTTCTCAAGTTTCTTTTTGTTAGCTTCTATTTTATTATTAGCTTCTTTAAGAGCAGATTTAGCATCAGTTATTAATTTCTCAATTATAGTAATTCTGTTGTTAACTTTTTTCTCTAACAATGATTCTCTTGATTCTTCTGCTATAACTTCAGCTAATTGTTTTTTCTCTTCTTCAGTTTGTGTAGGAGTGATTTGTTTTTCTTCTGGAGTGTTGAATTTATATTCTTCGCCAGGTTTCACCTCACCTATTTCCACCATCTTTGCTTGTGCAAACCCTTCAGATGCTACAAAATCTTTACCATCCACTTCTATGGTTTTTATCTTACCCGCACCATCCATGTATGTAAATAATAGAGTGCGAGTTTTATCACTCCATCCTAACATTCCTTCTACAGGAACTTGTAACTTGTTACCATTGTTGTCAGTTATAGTTTTTTTCTTTCCGTAATATTTATATATTTTATTAATTCTATCTTTATAAAACTTTGCTTTTATATTACTTTCCACTGTAGAAACCTTGGCTAAATTGTAATTTAACAATACATCTTTATCTACATCTCTCTCTTGACCATTAGCATCTTTTATTTTAATTGTCCCATCTGCATTTTCTTTTATAACAGTGAGTGTAGGGTAGGTGGTGTATTTAAAAACTTCAGATTCTCCAAAACTGCTTTTAAAAATTCTTTTTCCTAACATGTACTCTGTTCCTATTTCAATATCTCTTTCACCTTTCTTGGTTTTTACTTTTATTGTAGGAATAGGCTTTGGAACAGTGTTCCCTGCATCATCAACAATTGTTTCTTCTTTTTTCTTTTTCTCCACTTCGTACTTCTTAGGAGCCTCCACTATATCTTTGTACTCATTTAAGAATTGTTTTCTTCTTAATGATAGTTCTTGTAGGTCTTGAAAATCTCGTCTTAAATCTTTCTTGTCATCTTCTGTTAGATTTTTTTCATTCTTTGCATCCTCTATTTCAGCTAATGTTTTTTCAACTGCTTCTGTAGAAGGATTGTCTTTTACATATTCATCCAAAGAGGCTTGTGCAGTGGTTATGCCTTTGCTTAATAGCTTTCCTGCTAATTGAGGAACTCGTCTATTATAATCAAATATTTTAGATCCTGCGTACACAAGTTTTTCAAGCACCTCATCACTATACACTCGTTTGCCATCTTTGTCTACAAGTCCTTTGTATTTCAGATTCACTGAATCATAAACTTTTATAGCATGTTCAGCATGAGCTTTCAAATTGTCAAGACGAGCAATAAATGATTCTTGTGTATCTGTTTCTGCTGCTGTTCCTTTTTCTTTTAATGCTGCAAAGTCTTCTTGTGCTTGTTGTTTTAATTCTTTTATTTCAGAAAAAATGGTTCCACTTGCACCATATTTTAAACGAGGTTCAATGAATGTATGAGCATAATCAAACTCAAGATCTTTACTCTCAAGAATGTCTCCTCGTCTAATAGCTTCTTCTCTTTGTTTTTGAATAATTTCAGCAGCTTTTACACTACTATATGCTTTAGTTAAATTATCTTTTAGTAAAGATTTATTTAATGCTGCTATTTTTTCTTCTCTGAGTTTTCCCTCTTCTCCACCATATCCTGTAAATCCTCTTTCTCCTATTTTACCAGTGCCAAACAAAGAAGGTTTTAGTCTACCTTGTTCATCTTTTTTTAATCCTATTGCTCCTGAAGAAGAAAGAGCTCCTGAGAATCCTCCTGTAAAAATGTTTAGCAACCCCTCGTCTGTTGTAAGGGCTTCTTTAGCACCTGCTAACAATCCATCATCTAAGAAAGAAGCTTCGTGATCTCTGTATTTTTTATCAAAATAGTTTTGTGTACCTGTTTGAATAGCAAACTGAGCACCTTCTTCAAATGCTTCTGCTCTATTGAAAAATAAAGAGCCTATCTTTCCTGTTTTATATAGAAGTTTTCCAAATCCTTTTTCAGGAAGATTTGATACATATTTTCCTAAAGTTTTATCAAACCTCATGTCAGCAAAAAGCTTATTTCCTAATTCATTAATAATGCCCTTTTCAGCCTTATAGGAAGACCCTAACATCTTAGGAAACTGAATATAGTTAGTTGCTGTAAGAAGGGCTACGTTAAGTCCTAATGACCAATTACCTACACTCTCAGCACTCTTATTTATCTCTTTTAAATCATTTTCTGTGGGAGAATATCCGTGAGTTTTGACAAACTCATCTATCATATTTTTTCTAAACTCTTGAGAGTTACCAAGAGCTTCCATTCCAGCTTCTCCTGTTGTACCAAGAAATGCTACAATTCCTTGATCAGCTTTCATTAATCCTTTTCCCACTTGTTGTTTAGCACCATTCCATAAATTTTCTAATTTAGATGTAACACTAGACAATTTTGCTATGTTAGGAGATGCAACTTCTGCTGCAATTGTAGCATCTGCTGCAGCAGCCATTTTAGTACCTGCTGACATTAGTTTTGCTGTAAGACCCATTGCTTTAAATGCAGCTCCAAACGTAAAGCCTGATGCAGCTGCACCAGCCATAAAGCCCATGTTCTTTACAATATTGTCAAATAGGAAATTTGCTGTAAATAAGTTTTCTGGTTCCCACCAAGAACCACTTCTTTCTCTTTCAGTTTTATATAATGCATACTTGTCATTCCATGAATTGTTAAATTCATCAAATGATCTTGTCATGTCATTATCGTAAAATGCAGAAAGCTTTCCTTTTTGTTTAAATATTTCAGTAACTCCATTAACAAGTCCCACTGTACCATTAATGAATGTTGTACCTGCAATACCTGCCATTTGTATTACACCATTACGAGCTTTCTCAGCAACTGATTGTCCCTGAGCATACATTTCTTCATTGTCCCTTCCAGGAAAATATAAAGGAAATCTTCCAGATGTTGGAATGTCTTTTGTAGACACAACAGGAAAGTCACTTTTTTGAATAGGTCCTTGTTTGAGAATGTTTTTCAACAACATCTCATTCAACTTTTCTATCTCAACATCATTACTTGTTTTTTTAGGAACAGGTTCTTTTGGAAAATTCTGATTTATTATTTCTTGATTAGAACCTTGTTGGTTTTCAACATTGATTTGTTCTGGCATTATTTAATATTTTTAAGAGATTGTATAGCTGCGTCCGTTATTGACTGATTAAGTCTATCTAACATCATGTTTGGTGTTCCGTCTTGATTATATTTGTTATATGGGGTGGGAAGAGTGTATGTAGCAGAAAGTTTTCCTTTATCTTTCTTAAAAAATTTATAAACCTTCATCCAAGCTAAGTTAGGGTCACCAGCATCGTCAATCAAATCAGCAGTTATTGTATAATCAAGATTTTTATCTAAGTTTGGCATTTCATCTGCTCCCCAAAATGCTGATGCTGGATCATCGTGCGTCATGCTCATATTTGTTGTTTTGTTAAAATTGAGCTGCTGCAAAGTTTTAGGAAGTTGTAATCCTGTAGGAGCTCTTGTTCCAGTGATGTATGCATATTGATCATCATCAATTGTTACAGATGCATGCCCTCCAGTTTTAGAATCTGTAATAGTTAATATATGTTTAGATGGGGATGTTCCCACTCCAGGAATTGTTGTAACTTTTATAGCACCTTTATCATCTGATAATAGCACTGTTTGAAGATTTTTCTCAACAAATCCTGGAGTTTCATTTATATCATTTTTATATTGTTCAAGTATACTTGATATTTTACTATTTATGAGTTGTTTATTGTCGCTAGTTCTAGTGATAACTTGTGACACAGGCTGTTGCACTGTTCCTGATTTTATATACATTTCACCTTCTATTTTAGAAAGTTCTTTATACTTTGAGTTTTTTAATAAATCTTTTGCTTTTGAGTATTCTTTATCTGTAACAACTGCTCCACTGTCTCCTAAACTTTCTACCAGTGTTGTTTTAAATTTGTCAAAGTTTTTTCCATACTTAAGAGATAGACGATTATAAATCTGATCACGTTCTAAACCTTTAGCTTCTTCCATTATTACATAATCAAGAATATCGTGTTTAGGAATTGTCATTGGGGCACCATTGGCATCTGTGGTTTGTATATTGGAAATACTTTTTAATATATCATCTGTAGAAGAAACAGAGAGTCCTTTTCTCTTTGCTTCAACTAATGCTTGAGCTTTGTGGTCTTGTATGTTTTTTGCATCGTAGTTTACTTCTTTCATTAAATTTTTTTGTTGTGCAATTAACCCTTTAAATTCTTTTGGAATAATTGAAGGATTAACATTCCAATCAGCAAGCTGTTTTGCAGCAAACCTTGCTGTAAATGTATTTACATCTCCAGACTCATTGTCTACAGATTCTTTATTATTTTTTGCAGCATCAGAAATGTGTTTATTGATTTCTTCTTCTGAAGCACCTCTATAAATTTTTTTAAAATACTCAATTGTTAATTTTTTATTTGTTTCATTAAGTGCGGTCACTTTGTTGTTAAACTCATCAATCACTTGAGTTTTTGCATACGTTGGATCATCTTTTGTAGGAATAGGTTCTTTTAAAAGATTTTTATTGTCTGTTTCAGGAATTACAAGTCCTGGAACTTTTACACCATATTTATAGAAAAGTTCTAATTTGTATTTTTCTTCACTGCTTAATTGATCCCTCACTTTTAAATTATAATCCTTCTGCCATTTTTGATCTTCTATAGCATCTCTTTGTAATTGTCTGTTAAACTTGTTTTGTTCCATTGTCACTGTAAATAATGGGTTTACAGAATACTTTTCAGAAATACTTCTTCCTGAAAGTTCTTTAGACATAGAAGTTAAATAGGAGTTTGTCCAGAGGGATGCTCGCACAGCATCTGGGTTTCTATCTACAGCAGCTAAACTATTGCTTACAGAAGTTTCAAGGTTTGATTTTAAACTTTCGTAATATTCTTTTTGTTTTGTCAAAGAAGCTATTGTAGCTTCATCTTTTGTGTTTTTTGAATTCTCATTTATTAATTCTGTTTCTAGCATTAATAAATTGTTGTCCACTTGTTTGAGCTGTCCACTAGTGTTTTCGATTATTTCATCTTTTAACATTTGTGGAGTGTAGTGAGCCTTGTTCATTTCTCCATCAATGGCAAGTTGTTTGTAGTCTGAAGAAGTGAGGGCATTCTTAAATGCATCTAATATTTTTGCAGGATCTTTACCTTTTGTTATTTTTTCCACCATGATGGGATTCCACTTATATCCCACTAATTCTTTTTTAGAATTGTATTCTGGAATACGATTACCATTAGCATCAGTTTGATATATTTGTTGTATATCACTTTCATCCACTCCCACTTCTTTTGCAATGTCTTTTATTTTTCCCCATACATCTATAGGTTTGAAATAACTTGCAGACAGTGCTTCTCCTGGAGCTTTACCATTAAGCCAAGGTGAAGCATCTTTATGAAACTTGTTTGTATTATTTACATTTTCTTTTCCTGCTTTCCTATCTTCTTCTATATCTTTAAGATTCTTTCTATAGAGAGCTGTAGAGTTAACGGCTGTTTGAACACCTTCATCCCTGATGATTTGTTTAGCCATACCACCAACAGAATTAACTAATTGATGATTGGAGAAGTCTCCTCCTGCCACCTTCTTCAGGTTGCTTCCTAATTCATTAAGTTTGGATTGGAGGTATTGTTTATCAACATCTCTTACAACATCCATTCCTGCAATGCTGTCTACGTATGATTGTATTTTCTCAACCCCTTTGTCGTATTGTTCTTGCTTATACATTCCCACCTTCACCATTTCGTCTACAGGAAGTTGTTGTATATAAGGGTTGAATTTGTGTATTGCGTCAGTAAAAGAAGCCATTAGCAAATGTAATTTAAAATGTTATGTCCACCAATAGGTGTAATAGTTTTTATTAATTTCGTATAATTAGAATGATTAGAAGTGTTTGAATGCTTTTACAATAGATCCGTTTCTTGCTGTTTTACCTTTTGTGGTTTTCTTTGCAGCAGGGGTTTCTTCTCCCATTCTATATTCAACAATTTTTCCGTCATTGTCTAATACAGGAATATAAGACTTACCAGAACTTGCTACAAGGTTTTCTGTTTGGAAGTTTTCAGGAGCATTGTAATTTATTGCTCTACCATTCTTGTCATATCTATAATTATACATATTCTCAAGAACACCAAGCTTTCTGTTCTCTAGTTTGTTTTGAGCTATTTTGCTAGCTATGCTGTCTAGTGCTGTAAGAGCTTGTTCTTTTGTATTGCTCTTAGCTTGTGCTTGTCTTTGATATTGTGTATCAAGGATTCCAAGATTTTTTATTTGAGCATCGTTGAGTGTTGCTCTGTTTCTATTATAAGCTTCCATTTTGGCAGCTGTGTTCAATCGTTCTTGTTGTCCTAACACTTGTGAATTAGCTGCGTATTTTTGAGCTGCTAATGATGCTGCTGCTGCAGGATTATATCCAGCTTGTCTTTGCATAGAATTGAAGTCAGCTTGGTTAGCGTTTAGTTGATCTTGGAGAGACACACTATATGGGGTTTCTAGTTGGGGATAGTAGAGTTGTGCTTGTACTGGTTCTAGAGTGTTCATAGCCATTGATGCCATTTCTGGATAGAGCTGTGTTGGATCTAGACGTTCTTGGTTTGTAGGTCTTATGTAAGGAATTAATGATTCCCACCATTCTGGACCTTTTGGAGGTGTAGTTCCTGGAGGCGGTAATGGTGTTGTTAATGTTGGAGGGGGTGGAATTTTAATAGGAGGCATTTCACGAATAGGTTTATCAGGAGGACTATCGTTTATAGGAACTATTGGACGCTTTGGTTTTGATATGTCAAACTCATAAGGACTATCAGGATAGAGAGGTGTTGCTTTAGTGTAGTCTATAGGAGTGGCTTTTAGTTTTGACACATCCTTTCCTGTCAATTGTCCATAGACAGTCCTTTCTTTTGGAGAAAGTGTATCACTCTTAGCTTTGCTTTCTAAATATGCAAGAGACCTTTTTCCTTCAGCCGTTTGTAATAAATCTGGATATTGTTTTAAGAGAGTGGCAAAAGTGTTTTTTCCTCCTTCTTTTACAACTGATATGTGATAGGGATCTTTTTTCCAATCTAGTCCATGGAGACCTTCTTCTTTTGCAGCAGCATGTGTTGTTTTTTTGTAAATGTTTGGATCTTTAATTAGTTCACCATCTACAAATATTGCAAAATCTTTTGCTCCACCAAAATTGTGAACAGACACATCACTTGTTGATGCTCCTGTTTTTACAAATCCTGCTTGTGTATTAATATCTCTGTCTCCAGAAGTTTCTCTCACTTCCACTTTCTTTCCTGGATAGAGAGCTTGTGCTTTCTTTAATGCTTTCTCTTTTACATTATCAAACTTCTTAGAGAGGGAGATTCCGTCTTCTGCAATTGACACACCGTTTCTTGCATATTCTGATTCTCTGTCTTGTTTGATTATTCCTCTGGAGAGAGCATCGCTTTCTAAACCATGCTCTTTAGCTGTATCAAGAATTGCATTTTGAATACCTGCTGCTAGTTGTTTCTTTTGAGCAATATCTTTTAACACCATGTTGCTTCCATTGATGTTAGCTTGTGCAGAAGCAAGTTTTAATTGATCAAATGGATTGTTCTCATCTAGATTATCAAGCATCTTCAAAGACTTCTCTATAGTTTTATTTTGTTTGTTTTCTATTTTACTTAAGTGATTTGCGTAGTGTTTGAATTTCTTTCCTTCAGCATTTCTATCTTGCAACTCTTGTACACCATATTTAGGAATTTTCATGTTTCCAAATACAACAAGATTTTCTTCATCACCGCCATCTCTAAGTTTGACAGCAGGTTCACCTCTTTCCACTTCTACAGGATTGTCACCATATGTAACACCAATTCCACTTTTTCCTTCAGAGTTTGTTTCATCATGAGATTGTCCTCTGAACATAACTGTTTCTCCACCATCTGGTAGATAAGGATTGTAAGAAATAGGTTCAGCATGTCCTCCCCAATGTGTTTGAAGTTCTCCTCCCATAGCATAAGTTTGCATAGCTCTTTCACTTGGTTGTATGTATGGAGAAGAGGATATGTTACCACCTGCTCTTAATGTGTCCATCATTGGATCTGGAGAAAGCAAATCATTTACATCGTAGTCGCCAAACTTTGTTATCACTTGAGGGTTGTATTCAGGATTCATCCATCCACCTTCTTCATACATAGGAAGAGACATTCCATCTTCTGCAAATGCTGAATATTGATTACGCATTTGGTTTCCTATGTTTTGAGCCATTGCTCCTTTGAACATGTTGTTTTGCATTCCTGTAATATTACCTGCTGTGCGTTTAGCTTGTGCACCCCCAATCACTCCTCCAATAGCTCCACCAATAGCAGAACCTGCAATTTTACCAAGAGGTCCAAATGCAGAACCTATAACACCTCCTGCAGTGCTTCCTAATTGACCTGCTCCAGAGGTTTGTCCTTTTCCTCCTCCTAACCAACTTCCTGCAAATTGTCCAACATTGCCTGCTTTATCAGCACCCATTTCTTTAAGTCCTCCCACGATGCTTGATCCAGCCTTTTTTCCAAACTTTTGAATAGCTGACATAAATCCTCCAAGCTGAAACTGTTTCATATTTTCACTATCAGCCAATGGTTCATATCCACCATCAGTGTAAATATCATTGGGATCGTATGTGTTTTGTATTTCTGCACCATCTCTTGCAAGAGTGTTATATCCTGTACCATAAGGATTGCCCATTTGATTGGGAGCAAATGACATATCTTCTGGACGTACATATTTTCTTTTCACTTTTTCTACAGGAGATTCTGCTGCTTTTAATGCAACATCACTCACTTTGAGCCCTTGTTTAGAAGCTAATTCGTTTTGTCTATCTTGTCTGATTTGTTGCACCTCATCAATTAGCTTACCAGGAAGTGTGTCTTTTTGATCTTCCACTTCTTTCTTAACATTCTGCCATCCTTGTTGAAACTTAGAAAGAGGTTTTGGACCAGGTTGCATTGCTTTGTCTTGTTGATATGCACTTCTCTGTGCAGGAGCCATAGACATTCCTTGCATAGGATCTCTGTTACTTCTCTGAAACTGTTGATTAATATCATAATCTCCTTGAGTGAAGTCAGGAATTTCTATTCCCTTTTGAGCACTTTGCATCTTACCAACAAATGCCCCTAATGAATTTAATGCATCAGGTTGTTGATAGTTCACCATTGTTGGCTCGAAAGAAGGCATGTTGGGATTTTGTTTTTGTTCTATAGAAGAATAGCTTCCTATTTTTTGTCCTTCTTGTGCTTGTGGAGGATTGGAGAAATCTGTCAATTGTGTTAATTGCTTTTTCACCATGGCTGCTCCCATTTTAGCTTTCTTGAATTCTTTACCATGCACCTTCATGAATGCTTCTTCAGATGGAAATTTCTTGTAGAAAGATTTCTCATCTTTAACACCAGCAATTTTTAAAATATCTTGTTTCATATTAATTTTATTCTATAATTATTAATTGTATTTTTCTAACCAACCACCGTTCTTTTTAACAGGGTATTCTACCACTTTCTTTCCTTTGAATTTGTAGTGTTCTCCTGGATGCATATATTGTACATCACCCTCATCAGAGATTCCTATTAATGGTTGATGAACACCTTGCATTGTTATATTGTTGCTTCCTATTTCTACAGGCTTTCCCCAATTCTTAGGATTCCAATATCCGTTGTCATCTTTGGTTATTTTTCCACCTTGTTTTTTTTGTTGCAATGCTGCTGCTCCTCCTATTGCTCCTGTAATAGTATATGGATTTAATATAGATGTTCTAAATCTATAAGGTTTATAAACTTCATCTATAGGATAAGTTTCTTCAACTTTTCTTATCAATCCTTTAGGAAGAATAATTTCTTTTTCTCCACTATATTGAGGATACGAACTTGCTTCTGGAATAGCTATAGATTGTATATTACCTCCTGGAACATCAATTAATTCAGATGAAATATTTTCTCCAAAACTACTATAGTCTTTTGGTATAGAGGTTGATAAAAAAGAATCGTCTTTAAAAATATCTCCTGTTGATAAATTTGATCTTGATTTTTTTATTCCTAAAGGTAAATGTGTTTCTGGGTGTAATAACTCTACATCATAATTGCGTACACCTCTCATAACTTGAAACGGTTTATCAGCTTTATTTTTTAAAATTGATTCCAATAACTTATTGCCTTGATCTTTATAAAAATTTCCTGTAGTTCCTAAAGAAGTTCTATTTTCTCTAAGTGCTCCATTTATTGAATTATCATAACCATGTGTATAAGCATCAATGATATTCCAATCTTCACTTGATAATTTTGATACATCATATCCTGAATTGTTTATAAGATTTAAAATGTCTTCACCTTTTGTGGATGGGAATTCATTTAATTTATCATAGGGTTGAAATTCTATTTGTTGTCCTTTAGCATTTCTTATAATAGGATTATTAAATTGAGGAATTTTATCATGTATTAAATTTCTAATAAATAATCCATGCTCTTTTCCTCCACTGCCTGTAACTGTTGAATTTTTAAAATGATTTATGGATTGTTTGTGTAACTCTTTAAGTTCTTCTGGAGATATATAATTTGATAGTCCTTTATAAATTTCTTCTCTCCATTTACCATATTGATCATCCGTTAATGGTTCACTGTAATTAATGGGTTTTTTATTTGGAGTAACAATTTGGCTTTTATTTTTTATTATATCTTGAACTTCATCAAAATTTATTGAATTATACGTTTCTTCAGGTAGATTTAAATCAAATATTAATTTTTCTTCTTCATCTAAGTGATGAGTATAATCTTTTATAAGTTTGTCTGTTATATCAGACTGTTGTAAACCTCCAGAAGGTGAATTAACATCATAATAAAATTCTTTAGGTAATGAAGGTAATTCATTTGATAAATTTTTTGCTGCTTTGTTTTCTAAATATTCTTTACCTGCGTTCTTTAAACCTTTTGCTAATGCTTTTACACCCTTACCAACTAATGGAGCAGCAGCACTTGCTATCATTTCTGCATCTATCATTGGTTCAACAATGTTTTCGTATGCTCTGTTGAGCATTCTGTCTTGTTGAGGATTGAATCTATCTTCTATAGAGCCAGTTGTTGGGTTATATCTTTTGCCACTTTGTTGGGCGTATTGTTCATTTAGCTGCCTTCTTCTTTCATCATTAATTGGAGATGAAGCTTTTTGTAATGATGGTTGTTGAGCTCTTAGTTTTGCATCTAATGCTTTTGCCTCATCAGCTTTTCTTTCAGCAAGAGTTCTCATGTCTCTTGGTTGTTTTTTCACTGCTGTACCATCTTGACTAATAGTTTTAGCATCCCAATCAAGTCCATTCTGATAGAAGGACATTTCTTTTCCATTCTGTGCAGAAGCTTTTGTCTTCTTAGCGTAAGGACCATTTGAGGGAATGTTTTTTGTACGTGCGTATGTGAATCCTACAGAACCAGGGAGAGAGCCTCCTAATTGAAACTGTCCTCCCCATGCAGGGCTGTAGTTTCTACCTGTTATGTCATATCCTGTTCCTACGTAATCTGGACCTGTAGTTGTAGAAGCATCATTATAATTAGGTTGTATAGGACCACCATCATTAAACTTAGTTAAAGCATCATAATAGTTTTTAATCTTATTTACATATTGACTTTTTCCTTCAGCATCACCTGTCTTTAGTGAGTTTGGAGATTGCCACATGTAAGCAATTTTCTCAACATCTGTTAATTCAGGATTGTTACCTTTAGTTTTTAATTTTAATGATAATTCACCATCTTTATTAACAAATGAATATCTATCTGACTTAGTTAATTGTTTAAGATAGTTATTAACTTTTGTTGTATCTCCATCTTCATATCCTGGAATTTGAGAATAAGGAATACGTTTATTTAACTCATCAATAAATAAACCATCTTTATTTAGTTTACTATTGGTAGATCTAAAGTTTTCAATAAATCCTGGTTGATTGATTGTTTTAACTCCTGGTTTTAATCCTTTATCATATAAACGTTTTGCATCTTTATCTGCTACACTAAGATACATCATTGTAGCAATTGCTGAATTATATGGATCTTGTATATTACGTAAATTTCCATTGCCCTTATATTTTTTACTAAGTGCAGTTTTTAATCTTTTATCTTTTGTAACATTGTTAAAATTTAATTGAGTCATGCCTTGAGTGCTACCAAAATTATCAGCAAAACCCAATGCTCCTCCACCTTCAGATTCAGCCATTGCTATAGCTAGTGCTGAATTTGCAAGTCTATTATAATCAGAATCACTTAAACCTAAATTACTAACAAGTTCACCTTTATTATCACTTAATGCTTGTGCAAACTTTGATAATTTTTCTTTATCAGCCTTTGGGGAACGGGATTTACCATCTTCATTTATTTGTGCCCAAGATTGTTTAGTTGCAGCTAATAGTTTATCTATGTTAGCTGAAAAAGGAGTTAATTCAGTTTTTAATATTCCTTTTTTATTAAGATTTTCTTTTGTATTAGTAGCTACACTTTTAGGAACACTTATGTTTTCTAACTCATACCCTAGTTTATCTTTTAACTCTTTGCTTATTTCATCAAGAGTTCCGTATTTACGTGTATAAGAATCATAAAATATAGGTTTGCCACTATCATCATATCCAACTGCTTCTGTACTATGATGAGAAGGTTGAAGACCGTACTGGGTATTCATACCTTGACTACGTTGTTTGTTACTGGTTTCTCTTGTACCAGCAGGTCCCCATCCAGCAATTGCTCCTGTTGGAATATCTGTTGGTATTGCCTGTTTTGCTGCACCACTATATATATTCTTACCTCCTGATTTTACAATTGCACCATGTATATCCCAACTATCTGCAGATCCAGATCTTACATCTCCTTTCAAATAAGGATTATCTTTTACTAGTTTTTCACTAGGAGTACCTGGTGTACTTATTAAATTTAAATCTTTTGTCCAAATATCATTACTACCAGGAATACCTTTTATTCTTCCAGCAGTCATGTCGTATGCCTTGCGTGAACTTTCTAAACAGTTACCTGTGGGACAATATCCATTATTAACATCATTTAAAAACTGTAACTCCGCAGGAGTGTAGGTTAAATCTGTAAGATTAATTAATGGTTTTGGTTTCTTTTCAATTTCATCGCCTTCTGCAGCATACCTATCAAGCCACCCACCATTCTTCATAATGTTCTTTCCACATATATGACATATTGTTGCATCCTTTTTACTGGAACTTGATTTGTCCCATGAATGTCCACATGTGCATGTAATTTTATTAGCCATTATTTGTAAGAGATTTGTGATGGAGAAATGAGGAATTGGGAGACTAATTTCAAATCAGATTTGTCGTCAAGGACATGACGTACTTTCAAATCCTTGGCTCTTAGAGGAGACTTCTTAAAGCTTCTCTTAGAATAGTCCATGTTTGGTTGATTAACTATCTTATCTATAGAAACACTCTCGCAAGTTTTTATGAATGCAGGTTTTGTTATGTCTTTTAGAAGACTCCAGAATGTATTGTATTGATAGAAGTTATCACTCTTAGTGTATGTGATGGTTTTACTGTCTGTGAAATACACTGGGTATTTTAAATAATCACTAAGATTATTTTTTGGTTTTGCTACAAGATTTAGAATCCCTGAGCTCTGTTGACCATTATAAAGAATTGCTTTATTGAAATATTCATTTATTTCCACCTTTCCGTCATCAAAGAATACACCATCATCATTAGGAAAATACCTGTATGACTTTGTGTAGTCTTTTATGTTTTGTAAAATCTCATCTTGAAACTTATATGAGAAAGGATATTCTATTATGTATGGATTGATACATCCGTAATATGTATTGTATATTACAGGGTTTTGTAAATGTATCCAGAGAGAAGCTGTATTGAGAGGAGTGAATTTAATGGCAGCCAATTGTTGTATAGTTGCAGTTCCAATGGGAATCTCTATGTGTTTGTTACAACATGCTCCTACAGTCTGTAGAAGAATGGTGGTGATATTGTCTTCTACAGAATATGAGATTCCATCAATGAGGGATTGTTTGGGAACATTTGTCCCAAGAACATTTCCTCTATCATCAGAAATATTAAACAGAGAAACTTTATTTCCTGCTCTCTTCAACTTTACAACAATTGTCTTTGCCATTAATAATTATTTATTATCGTTCAGAAAGACCGCCAAAAGTGGCTAACACTAGTATAACTAGCATAAAAATAAAAACCTGAGACAAAAGCGTGTAGTCTGCGTCATCACTTTTCTTAAAGAGATGAACAAGCTTTAATTCACTCATTGCAAATGCTACAATAAATGCTTCAGGAATAGCTAACAAATAACACAATCCATAACTTAAATTGGTAAATTCACAAATGTAAATTTGTCCAATGATTGCTCCTAAAAATAAAAGTCCTTTGATAAAATTCATATTGTTTGTTTTTTAATTGTAAATAAAAGTGAAATCATAAGTTTGTTTCTAATGTTTTTAACCAGTTTATTTTGTCCATTTCAACTAAAATTTCCTCCCAAGTGTAAACTTTATTATCAATTAAATAAGGTGCGATTGAATTTGGAATGGTGTTATTTTCATTTTTAAACCAATTCACAACAAAATAATTTCCATCATTTGATATTCTTAAATTTTCACTATCATTTTGAATCAATTCATTATAATCAATTGAATTTTTATAATCAATTGATAAAATTCCATAATTTACAATGTTATTAATATCCATACTTTGCTTTATTAAAGTTAAAATTTTGTGTAATTTCAGAAGATGTAAGTAATCTGTTATACATAATTATTTGTCCAAATTTACAGCCTGCTGTTCCATCTTGATTAATTCTTAGGAAATTAGGTTGAGTGTTATTAAATGCTCCTTGAGTTGCTGTAACTGGTGTTCCTTCATTAATTTGTACTTGCAAAGGATTTGATGTTCCATTATCTCTAATCAAAGTTATAAAATACCAATTATTTAAGGATAAAGAACGTGTAATTCTTGTTTTGCTGTTATCTGAAGAGCCTAAAAATTCATATTGATATGGAGTTTGATAATACGAAAAAAATGCCCAATCATAAGCAGAATATGAATATGCCGTTCCACCTGATGATATCCAAATTCCATAAAGTGAGGGCACTTTTGTAGGGTTAAACCAAAATTGAACCGTGTTAACTGTTCCGTAAGTGTAATTAGATACAAGTCCCTTACTGCTAACTCCGTCAAAATTAACATACTTACCGCCTGTGCTTTCTGTTCCTCCAGTTGTAGATGATAGAGACATTGTAGAACTTCCTGGGGATACTAAATTTGTCCAAGTTGAACCGTTTAGTGTATAGCTTGAGGCATTATTTGCATCGAGATGATAAATTAAACCGCTTGTTACAATTTGTGCGGGAGCAACTGTAGTGGTTGTGGAAGTAGTTGATGTAGATGTACTCGTTGTTGTACTAGTGGTAGATGTTGTACTTGTAGTAGAAGTACTAGTTGTAGATGTGGTTGTTGATGTTGTGCTAGTTGTAGTGGTAGGTCTACTAGTAGTAGTAGATGTTGTTGTAGATGTAGTGGTGGTTACAATAATTGGATTAGGATCAGGAATATTAGAACAAGTAAATCCTGCATTAAGTATTGTGTATATTTGACCAGATTCTCTCACTGCATTATATGCAACTACGCCATCAGAATAATATCCTAAAGCAGCTGGAGTGAGCAGAGCAGGATCGTCAAAGATTCTGCAACCTATTGCTAATGTCGAACAATTTGAATAAACATTTGCCATTTATATCTTTAGTTTTATAAACATGATGAACTGTAATTATTACAAGCAGCAAAATCGCTAGTTAATGAATAGCCTAAACAAAACGCATAAGATGGAGGAATTGTTGTAGTGGTGGTAGTGGTGGTTGGAGGTCGAGTTGTGGTGGTTGATGTTGTTGTGCTTGTTGTGCTTGTGGTAGATGTAGTAGTGCTAGTTGTACTTGTTGTAGATGTTGTTGTTGATGTAGTAGTGGTAGGTGCTTGAGTGGTTGTAGTGCTGGTAGTAGATGTTGTTGTGGTTGTTGTAGGTGGCTGCGTAGTAGTGGTAGTGGTTGTAGAACTTGTTGTACTAGTGGTGGTTGTAGGAGCTGCTGTGGTAGTAGTTGACGTTGTAGATGTAGTGGTTGTAATAGGTTTAGTAGTTGTTGTTGATGTGGTGGTAGATGTAGTGGTGGTGGTAGGAATTGTTGTTGTTGATGTAGATGATGTAGATGTTGTTGTGGTGGTGCCATTTGAATACACAGCTTGTCCTGCTAGTCTACAATCAGGGAATGCTGAATAAACTGCTGTTCCTGCAAGTGTACAATTTGGATAGGTGCTGTAGACAGCTGTTCCTATTAATTGACAATTGTAAGGAGCTTGGTACACAGATGTTCCTATTAATGTACAATTTATTGGAATTTGTGTTGTTGTTGTAGAAGATGTGGTAGACGTTCTTGTTGTTGTTGTGGATGTTGTTGACGTAGTTGTTATTTGTTGTACAGCAATAACATCTAAATCACAACTTCCATTTATTCCTGAATAGTAAAAGTTATTTTCTGCTACATACCAATTTGGAATATAGGAATGAAAAGAAATCCAACTTTTGTTATTTACACTGTAAGAAACTGTCCATGACTTATTGCAAAAATAAGTGTTATCTGATAGATAGACAATTATTTTTATTGTTGTATTGTTTACTATCTTATTGATGTAAAACTCATCTGTAGAAGCATCGTATTTTATGTTTGGGTTGAGGGGGAGGTAGTCCAGCTTTGTTAGAATCACTCTGTCAAACTTAGAATCGTACACACCGTGTAGTCCTATTGATTTAAAGTGATTGTCTACATCTACATCAGGAAAATATCTCAATATTTCAAACGCAAGATGGTCTGTAAAAAATCTATTCATTCCAGAACCTGGAGCAGAAATATCTGTTGCTTGATTACCTTGAATCAAAAACACTTGCCCTCTTTTAGCATCTACAGTGAGTTGCCCTTGAGGAATCTTTAATAACATCTTGTGCTGACTTCCTACATATCCAAGATCTGTTTCTGCAAAATCAACAGGAGGTGATGATTGGAATAATGTATCATTACCCATGTACGCAGCTTGAGGATTTGATGTATTGATTGTTAGAAGTGTACCATAAAGTAAAGACTTATTTTCAAATCTTGCAAGAATGGCTCTATTTTGTATACCATCTAAAGATGTAAGCTTACCATAGTTTTGAGGGAAATCAAACTTAGAAATTGGTCTATAGATGAGCCAGCTGTTTATTCTATTGTCAGAAAAGCTTTGTTGTCTATCAGAATAAATTGTTCTAAATGGAAAATGTGTGTAACACAATTGCTCTGTCCAATTTATTGGAAGATGAGAGAAATAGTTTTCTTTATTCTGTTTAGAGAATGTTGTATTATAGAAATATGTATTGTCTTGTTGGATGGATACAAAGGATTCTTGTAACCAGTTATCAGGAATTCCTGTAGAAACGTGAGGATAGAAGTCTCCTTCTCTGTCATTGAACGCTTGTCTAAGGTCAACATTAATAGAAGATTCGCAATAGAATGACGGAATACCATAAGCAAACAAATACATCTTTCCATCATAGAAAGTTCTGTCAATGTTTACTATTGGTGGATTGGCAGTGCTATCAGGAGCAGGAAGTTGATTGTTAGGACAATCAAAATAATGTGCTTTTGTAGAAATAATATTCTTCATGTTGGTGGCAAAATCGTCACCAAGTCCTTGATAGTCATTTAATATACTTCTTGAAGAATACCAATATTGAGGATAGGCAACGTTTCCTATTTCATCATAGAATATGTCACTGTCATCTGGAGCATTCACTCTATTGTCAATAAAGAATGGAAGCTTTGTTTTAAATGCAAATCTGTTAATGAATGTATCTCCTCCAAATATTGTTGCTGTAGAAGATTGTCCATTTATAATGTTATCAATTTCAATATTTCTTTGAAATCCTGTATCAATTGTATCGTATGAATAAATCTGTCCCCATTGATTAATAAATTGATTTTTCAATGAGGCATAATAACACACTGTGTCTATTGAGAATTGTTCATTAGGTTTTGAGCAATTTCCTTGTTGAGAAATTGTACTTCTTGAATTATCTGTTACAGCACTTATATTACCTGGAAGAAGAAGAGAGGGAGTTTTGTTTGGGAAAGGGAGAGGAACTTTTGTAGCTGCTGTTTTTAAATAAACAGAAGTTTCTCTTTGATAGTTGTTAATATTGTATGTGTCATTAACTGACTGTACACCTGGAAATATGTATTGAGCAATATCTAATTCTCTCTGTTTAACACCTACATTATTCTCTATAGAAGAAGCATAGTCATAACTTGCTATTGAGTTATACGAATAAGCAAAGTTTCTTCTCGTTATACCATTAATGTAAATAGTTAAATACGATTGATAAGCAGCAAACATTGCTGCAGGATTAAACGGAGAAGTGATGTTACCAAGATCTCTACTACTGTTAAGAGCATCTATTTGTGCTTCTCTAGAAAGGAGTTTGTAAAGAGCATGCTTCTTCACTTCTACAAAATGAGCAGAACCTTTTCCAAATATGACACTTTCAAGTTTTAATACATCTCCTAAGAAAGGTTGACCAAAAGATGTGTCTGGAGAATTAAATACATGTCTGTATTTACTATCATCACTATCAAATGCTTTAAGAGCAGTGGGATAGCAATACATGTTTATGTTTATACTCAATAGAGAAATTGTAAATCCTCCTTCTCCATAAAGAAATGTAGGCACTGTATCTAGCTTAACATTCACCACCTTTGGTGTAGCTGATGTTACATTTATAGAAGTTGCTGCTTCTGTAATAGCATCAATATAACTAAATGTTGCAGAAATAACACTTGTGAGTCTATAAGAAGAAAACTTAATTAAATCCACTGTAGCTATTCCTTCAGAAGGTCTTCTAACAGGGACAGTTAATGAACATATGTATTCTGTAGTACGTGCTGGAATTTCTTTTGTCTTCACAGTGTTTGTGAAACAATCAGTGTATTCAGCAATAATCTTTGTTGTTGTTACAATTTTGTATGTTCTACACTCAGAATTAAAAGCATTAGGATTTTTTAATATAAAAGGATCTTCTCTTAAATCGTTGTACGGATAGTTGGGAAACAAATATGTGGTGCCTTCTCTTTCGTATTTACCAACGTTTCTTAAAATACCTTTAGCAACAATTGACTTGTTTGTACCTCTATCACCTCTTACAATTTTAAATCCTGCAATATTGTCTATTTGCTCTTTTGTAAGAGAGGATGTATAAATTAATTGAGAAACTCTTTGTATATCAATCTTTACACCTATTGGAAATATAGCATCTTTTGCTGTAGCAAGTTTGTATGTACCATTTCCATTTAATTCAATAAATGGTGTCTCAAATATTGGACTAATATTTACGTCTGGAAACTTGTGGTGTCTTATGGGAGTGTTAGCAAGATCTCCCCACACTAACGTGTTGCAAGGATATAGTTCTGTAGATTCCCAATATGCAAACTTACCATACTGATAAGGACCCTTGTAGTTCGAATCTGTTGTATATTCAGGAGAATTTGCTGTTACGCTTGCTGTATTGTATATTTTCCAATAAGGGCTATATCCCACGTTTCCTTGCGTGTACGAGGGTTCTCCAATAAAATCTGCATTTGTATTAGGAACATCTGGTTGAGAAAACTCGTTGAAGTCTTGTATTCTTCCAGGGATGTGAAATCCATCTGTTTGTTTTCCGTTCTTCAAGAGAAACACTATTTCAAATGCGTACACTTCATCCCTTAGATAGCCTCTTAGGTTTGTTGCGTTTAGTTCATCAGCATAGTTTTCTGTAGAAGGAATTCTATATGTTTGCCATCCAAGTTCAATTTGATTAGCTATCTGTTGATAATTTATCCTGTCTATAGAAGTGAGTTGGTCCCATACAAGTACATCTTGTACAGCTGTTAAATCTTGAGCAATATCGTAATAAGGAAACTTTTCGAATATTTCGTTTATTGTGAGACGTATTTGTGTTACGTTCTGTCCTGTGTAAGTGATTTGATTAAAATTATCATCTATAAAATATGTACCCACTAGTTCTACAGAAGATATAGAGTTCACTGTCTTAATTACAGCAATATTATAATATTCAAAATATCCTGTAACATCAAGATTGGAAACATTTAATACAATAGACTTTCCTACATTGTAATTAAAATCAGCAGATATTAGTTGAGTTTTTGCAATAGGAGTGGGGTTGGTGACAGAATAATAAGACGTGTAAGCATCTCCTGAAGCATTACAATATTGTACAGCAAATTGATATGTGCCTGATGTTAGGCTTCCTCCACTAATTATGTCCACCACATCTAAATAGGGAATCTCAAAATTAGGCTGCACTTTTAATTTATTACAATCAATTTCTGTTGTTGTAACATTATCACACACATTTGTGCCTGGTTGTATTTTGTAGGGAAGATTGGTTAAATCTAAATATCTTCTTGGGTTTATGCCATCCGTCCAATAAATTTCTGTTGTACAATTAGTTATTTTATGTACAGCTTTATGGATGGGATCATCTACATTAAAGTTTAAACAGAATGCGTTTATATAGGTTCTATAGACACAATCGTTATTGTCCATATATCCAATTTCACTTTCTCCTGTGTTTGGATTGGTTAAAAAGAATATGTGTTTATTTTGTTCATTGATGAAATGTTCACCAATTAGTTGAAAATCTTCAGGAAACTTTAAACATAAATCATTACCTGATTCATTCTGATAATTAATAGAATTTGAATCAAAGTTCTCAAGAGCAGCATTTAGGGCATACGAGAGTTTACCTTCTACTATTTGATTAACAGAAGAGTCCATGTCCAAGCCTATTCTTGCAACGCTATATTCTGTACGTATATTGCCTTGTTCGTTGTCTGCCATAATGTATATTATAAATTATCCATTGCGTCTCCAACCATATCTACTATCAATACGATTTGGAAGTTCGTACATGTTAAATCTATTAAGCTCTTCTCTTATCTTTCTTTGCTTTTTATAAACGTCTTGTTTCTTCACCTCTATATCCGCCATGATGAATGCTTCTTCAGAGAGTTGTTTATAATACATCAACTTCTTTTCTATCTGATTGAATGTTTCGTCATTCACTTGATTAGAAAGAGTTTCAAACACTTTATATTTAATGAATGCTTCTACGTATTCTCTTATACGATAGTTGTCAGGAATCATTTGATTACCAGATGTATCGTAGTCGTATGAATAAAATATCAAATGCACTACACCATTTCTAAAATTAGTGACAAACTTATTGTCTCTAATATCAAATGAGTCAGCAGCTGAAGAGCCAAAGTTTGCACAATCCAATGCACAATCAGCTCTTACAGAAATGTTTCCTGGTTTTAACAAGAAAGCTCTTTGGTAATTCTGATTTATTGAATTGTTAGTTTTGTAAACAGCCTGTATAAGTTGGGGAAGACATGCTCCATCACAAGAAGGGGATGAGCAGTTTGTGCAAGGAACACCATTTATTGTAACTGGTGACACTTGTATTGTTGTTTGTTCTGATTGAGAATAGAACGAGTTTGCTGATTGATAGGGATATCCTTGCACGTATGTACACAACCAAGCTTCTCTTACAGCAAAGAAGTTGTCTGGAAGTCTTGCTTGAAAATCTTCAATGTGTAATTGAGTTTCTGTTATGACATATGAACTCCTGCCTAATTTTCTTAAGCATTTGTCTAAATATGTAGGGAACATTAAGTCATCTACAGCACCAGTGTCAAAATAGCTCTTAAGCTCTTCTTTCACTGTAGAATAGACAGGTTCAGGAGTTACGAAATTATATTTGTAATAGTAGCTCATAGTCTAACATATTTTAAATCTTTTCTGACTGCAATATTTATATCTACACCTTTATCTAATCTTCTTTTTATAACTTGATAATCTAATCCCACTTCTTTTGCAAGATCCTTTAAAATCATATTGCGACCATTGTAAAAAATATAAACGTTAGTGCTTCTATTTCTGGTTTGTTCTTTACGAGTTGTCCATCTACAATTATCTTTACAATAATTTCCATCATTGTTTATTCTATCTAAAGAATGATTTCTAGAGGGTCTTTTTCCCATATCTTCTAAAAATCCTTCAAACGTTAACCATTTGTCACAAACAGTTATTCCTCTACCACCATATCTATTATAATTTAAAGTGTTTGAATTATAACATCTAGTTTTAAAATTGTTCCAGACTTTATATTCTGGAGAACTTCTTCGTTCTGTTACTTTTTTAGACATATCGATTTTTTTACACTATCCATGATTGATATAGATGCTGATATTTGTCGTTGGTTTTTAAATAGTGAGCTAACATTCTTGATGTCACTCTTGTAGGCTTGAAGAACCAAAACTCAGGACCTTTGATTCTTGATGTGCGTTTGAACCATATCCATCCAAAGAAATATCCTTCTGTATGGTGGTTGAAATTATATATTATCTTTCCTTTTTCTCTAGTTTTTATCCAATCTATAGGAAGATTGATGTAATCTTTGCCTTCGTATGTTACAATCTTCTTTCTCTTCTTTTTGTTTATTGCAAAATCACCAAATCCATGAGGAAGCTTTTCTTTCTTTCCTGTCTCTAGAAGATAGTTTCTAAAATCTTCATTAAATTTATATATGATGCTTTTCCATTCTTCAAACGTTAATTTTGTATTAGAATGTTTTGCACAATAATCTTTGTAATTCTCTTTACTACAACTCCTCCATTCAATCTTCACTCTACTCATCTATGTTAATGTTATTTTGTATTGGGTGTGTTTGGTGCTTGACCATCTATTGCATCCTGTGTCATGTCTGTTTTAAGTCTAAAATAAGTGGACAGTAATTTATCAGAAGTCATTTTTAATATCTGTGTTTCTAAATATCCTGGAGCATGAAACTCTTTATCTAGAGGATTTTTACAATAGTCATCTATGCTAAAATCATTTCCACAACAACATTCAGAGAACATTATTTCATTTGGAACATCTTCCTCAAAGAAAGCAGAGAGTCTTATTGCTTTTAGAAGAGGGTTTGTAACGTATAAATATCCATTCATTATCCAATAATACTCTTCGTTCTTTATTATTGGAAGCTTTAGTAAGTTGAGATATCTATTGACAGTGATTTCTTTTAGCTTTTTACCATTTCCACCCATTGCGTTTATTGAATAAACACCCTGTATTGTATATTGATAATTGCCCTCAGAGATGCGAGGAAGTTTGTTTACAGATCTTGCAATTGTACAATCATCAACATATCCGCAGCATTCAGAAATGCTCACTTCTGTCATCTCTAGACATGGGATTGTTGTAAACAATGTATCTGTTGCCCATAGCTTACGAAGATTTGTTTCTCGTTTTACGAGCATAATGGTATTGTTCTTAATCTCAGATGCTATCACTCTATCTGTTATTAGAGCATCTGTAGAAAGAAGTTTATGTGAACCTCGTACGTCTGAGACTAGTTTTCGTAATGTTGACATATTGTTTATATTCGACTTTCGTATTCTCCAATCTTTCCATAGATTGGATGATAAATAAGTACAATCCCTGCACGAATTTGATTTACAAAGTTGTTATCAGAATGCCATCTATCTGTTCCTGATAATGAAGGCATCTGTTGTATTCTCACTCCCTTTATTTCTTTTGCCATGTAATGATGCTTATCAGCAGTATGGAGCTCCCTGTAAACAGCATTTCCAAAATCTGTACAAGAATCATTGTTTGTGGCAAATAAAAGAGGAAGGTCATCTATCTTACAATTACCATGATGATATCCTATGAATGTGTTTCCTAATACAACATGTTTAGTTGTAGAATGCCATCTTTGAAAATCAACCTTATCGTTGTTCTTAAAGAACACATCTAATGCGTGTGCTAAATAGAATGATTTGGTTCTGTCGTGATTACCTTGTACAAGAATCACTTCTACACTATTAGAAATAGCTTGTAGGTAATTGATTGTTGTAACTAATAAATCGAACCCTTGTTCGTATTCATTATCATATTCTACTAGAACATCTTGAGGAGTTCCATTAGTTGTTTGATTTTGATAGTTGTCTGTATGAAAGAAATCATTTGATATTGGAAAAACAATCTTGTTTATTGCAAAAGAGTTTCTTGTTTTTTCCACCAAGTCTCTAACCACTCCTAAGTATTGTGCTTTCTTTTGTTCTATTGTGTCACCTTCTAATGTTCTTTTAGCTAAGTGAAAATCACATATTGAAACTTCTACATCCACTGTTTCTTTCTCTAGAGGATCATTTTCAACACTTCTTACAATGATGTCAGCAGGTTTGTATGTTTCTAAAAACTTAGAAAAATCTTCTGGAGAATAATCCTTTGGTTTCTTCAGAGTGGCAAATACAGAAGATGTAAACTTACCATTTGATTTCTGTTTAGTCCAATAGTTAGAAATCTTGTATTTGTCTAAGTTTATTTTATGTAGTTTAGCAAGCTCTAAATCACTCTTTGGCTCAAAGTCTATTTGTAATGTACTCTCTATTGTACCTTTATCATTGTTCACCTTTGTATAATGCTCTTCAAGAGCTTCTACAAATTCTTCATAAGTGTCTGGTGCAGAAGAGATTTCTTTTCCTCTTATTTCTTTCAATAAGTCTGACACTTCTTGTTCTGTAATTCCTAGCTTTTCAGCATAAAACTTCTTACTCTTTTTCCAGCTTAATAGTTGTTCTAACTGTGACAGAACGTTTTGGTTTTCAGCCATACAAAAAATTTATCAAATTTACAACAAAGATAGACGGTATTTTTAAAAAAACAAAATTAATTTAACCAATTAGATTATATAGGTTAACTCTATTAATTAAAAACCCCGCCTTAGAAAAGGCAGGGTACACAGGTCTGTAAACCAACAAACAAACCGTGTTTTTAACAAGGTGATATATTAGTAAGAGGAGATGTTCCATTTATTTGTGCAGAATAGAATGAAGAAGAGCTCTGAAGACGATATTTGTAATAATTTCCATCTCCTGAGAAAAGAATTGTACAAAGACTGTTTGTGTAAAAATTTATTACAATATCTGAATTGGCTTCTTTTGAATACACTGTATTAGGAGTGGTTAAGTTTGTACATGCATCAGAATTGTTCATTTGAGTGGTGCCGCTTATTAAATATGTGTAATATGTAGGAAGTCCACTAATATTCATATCTACATATGAACCATTACAATCTGTTCCTGTAGAAAGAGCTCTTACAACTGTTGCTCCGTTAGGAACCGCTGTTGATGTATATCCAGCAAGGAGAGCTGATTTTGATATTCCTGTTGCAAATGCTGATGTGAATCCATCAACATTAGAATATAGATTAAAAGGTCCTGTATTTGTTCCTGCTGTAGTTAATGTTATTACTACTGTCATAGTTTAATGTTTTATAAATGTGTGGTGGTTGTAGATGTAGTGGTGGAGAAAGTGGCACAACTTGTTACAAGGTTACAGAACAATGCTTTTGTTTGATAGTTTGTAGCAATTGTTGCAAGTATTGTTGAGGCTAATGTAATTGGATCAAATTCTGCATCTATCTTCTGTAGAGCCAATGTTAGAGAGTCTTTGAAGTTTATTCCTGTGTTAGGAAGATTCGATGCTGAGTAATACACATCGTCAGATGTTGTAAGAGGTTTACAAGCATCACATTCATTAGAATAAACTACAGTTTGAGTGTAGCAAGGCATTCCTGGAACACATGACATGGTGGTAAATTTTATTTATTTAAAATCAAGGTATGTACATTATGTAATATGCTGATATTACAGGTTGAATATTTGCGTGAGGTAGACCGCCACCCTTTGGAGGATTTGTTACAACTATATTTGCACTGTTAGTGCTTGTTATTCCATATATTGCAGGCACATTGCCAATCACCAAATCATAATTTCTTGTTTGATTGCCGTCATTCTTAGTTATACCTATTGGATGCGTTGAATTTACACTAACTGCTCCTGCTCCTGAATTTACAGATTCTGAAGAAGTGTAATGGAAATGTCCACTATCTGTAGCAGTTGTCGCATGATTGTGAGAAGGCATTGTGCTTTCAGAAAGCGTAACGCTGTTTGTTCCTGCTTTTGTATTCAATGCATAATTGGGATTGAAAGCTGAAGAAGCAGGATTAACTTCTGAATCAAGAGCTCCTCCACCTACACTTATAATAGCACCAACAGTGGCTCTTCCTCTTTTATCAGGAGTGCCATTTAAACCATTACACAAATACACTTTGTCCCATCCTGTAGCTGCAATTCCTTTTCCTGTTACATCAAAGTTTCCTGCAAGAGAACCATAATACTCAACAACAGTGTAAGGCACCATCTTAGTGTAGTATTGTGCTGATGGAGCAATGCTCTGTAGATAGGCTGCTATTAGAGAGTTTAAATCTGCTAGTTTTACGTAGTTTGTGTTTACGTTTGTTGTGAGAGCTGTTAGATCTGTAGAAACAGAGCAAAGTTTCACTATTATTGCCTGCACCACCTGTTTAATAGTGGATGATGAGCTTACGCCAGACAAACAAGTTGTTGTATATCCAGTATTAAGACCTATCACCGTGTTTGTTACAGCTGTTGTTTGTGTTTGTAAATCACAAAGAGCTCGCTCAAATGCCACCAACACTTCTGGAAGTGTAGGATCTTGTGTATTGTCTAAATAAGGTGTTATTAATGCACAAAGATAATCTTGAAGAGTAGTGATTCTAATCCCTGATCCGTCAAGAAATGATACCACTCTGTTGATTAATACATTCTCTACACTTAATAATGTATCTCCTGTAGAAATACCTAACACTTCACTTCCTATTCCTGTATACTGAATACATTTATCTGAACCTGTTTCTGGACATCCGTTGAAACAATTTGTACAAGACATATTGTAAATTTTATTTATGAATTAATAATTTGACTCTACTTGCTATTTGTTCTGTAGAATAAGTGCAAGCATAATCAGGATTGCACAACCTGTTTGTCAATATTCTTTTATAGTTTAACAAATCTCCCAACACTGTGTCTGGGAAAGGTTTGTTTAATATAAATACAATATTGTTATATTGATTGTTAGCTAATGTTGTGAGTTTGCAATCAATATCTGCAAGTAATGCTGACACTGTTGTACAATCTACACAATTAGTAAGTCTTGGAGAAAGCATAGTTTTATTTTTTTAGAGTTCCTGCACAATATGCACATAAACCATTTGTTAGATTACATCCACATCCTACATTTGCTCCGCATTGATTACAGTTTGCCATTCTAGTAATTATTAAAATAGTTGTTTCCTGAACAGTTGCAACCATTGGTTATAAAATGATCAAGCATTTTACTTGCTTGATTGTAAAGTTTATTTGATGTTTCTACAGCACAATTATTTGCTGCAGCAATTGATCCTTGTATGAAATAGTAAATACTATTCAATTCCACCTTCTGTTGTTTCTTAATTGCATAATCACACTCCATCATATCCAATTTCATAAAAGCTTCATCAAACTTCTGTTGAAGATTTTCCACTCTCATGAATGTTTTATCTACAAAATTTACATTTGCAGGAGCAATTGAATATTTTAAATAATAAATGCCATCAGGAATAGGATTGTATACCCCTGCAGAAGAAAGTCCTAACGTTGCAGAATTGAATACATTAAAACTATTTGGTACAAAAGGAATTGGTAAAGGGTTAAATCCTGGTACAGTGATAGTTATTGTAGGAGCAGAAGGTGTTGTAGCATAAGTTGATATGTCTGCTATCCCTAATGTTCTACTATCGTGAGTGTCAATAACTAATATATCTAAATGCAATGTTGGCATAATCTCTATAAATAATTATGCCAGAGGATTGAGAAATCCTCTCTCACCTCTGGCATAGGGTTATGATTTGTTATTTATTGATTAAGGAATCAAAGTGGTTGTGGTAGTGGTGGTGGTAGAAGTACCAGTGGTAGTGGTAGAAGTAGTAGTTGATGGAGCAGGAGCACTGTTGTCAGTGTACAATCCTAAAGGACCAGCCCATGTACTAGTTACACCAGCCAAAGCAGCTTCAATTGCTGTAGCAAGAGAACCTCCAGCCAATACAGCTATAATCACCATGCTTTCTTGAGGAATATAATCACCCCACTGATAAGCACTCTTATCGTATTCTGTAAATCTGATGTAATAAGTGTCATAAGTGGTGTTAGCAGATACATAACTTTCAAAGTTTTGATTGTATCCAGCCATTCTGTAGAGATGCTTTAAATAACCAGCTTGGTAAGAATAATAATTCTTCTCAAGTTGAGTGATTTCGTCAGAACCTCCAGCAGGGTAAGAAGCACGTTGTAACACTGTAGCAGTGGCAACGATATTACAGTTGTCAGCTACGATGAAGTCAGCAGTGGTTGCAGGACCTGAATATACAAATGTTCTGAAGTACATTCTGTCATACTCATAAGGGAATGCAGCAACGTCACAAGGAACACCATATTTAGTAAGAGCTTTACCAGTGATTTGCAAATATGCTGTAGAACCAGTTCCCACTCTTGCAAATGTGAAGAATGTGCTAAAGCTAATGTTATCAGGGTTGATACCAGGAGCTTTTTGTGTAAGTTTTGCAATGAATTGATCAATTAATGCAGGAACATCAACATTGTCACAACCGCTTGCACCACAATCGCAACAAGGAGCTTGTACAGTTACAGAACGAGTGAAACCGTTGAAATACAAGGTGTCAATGTAAGAAGAGTGTGCACGTAATGTTAAAGTGACAACATCTCCACATTTTACATTAAATCCACTCACTTTAGTGATTTGAGTTGTAGCATAAGCAATACCACTCACTTTATACCATTCAGTGACGTTTCTTCCAGTGCCTGCGTTGTTCTTACCAGAAATCTTGTCTGATCTTTTAGAACCTTGCAAGTAGGTGTTACCTCTACCTTGAGCAATATAAATGTAAGGAGCAGCAGCAAGTGTTGCAGCTGTTGCACTTGGAACATAAGCATCAGTGAAAATACCAAGTTGACCAGCAGTCAAATCTTGAGTGCTTCCTGTGGTAGGTAATGAAGTTTGGGCTGTAGGAACTACGAAGAGCGTAGTTAGAGAAAAATCTGCCATTTTATTTTAATTTATTGTTTTAAATAATTATTCGTTTGTTTTTATTCTAAATGCTGAATTTTGAACAGCACTTTGATTTTCTGTGTACATTGCTAAATTTTGAACTGTCAAATCAACAAGTTCATCTTCTAAATAGTTTTTCAATTCACAATCCTGATTTGTAGAATCTGTCCCATTCAATTTCACATAGCCTTCTTTGTCTATGTATTGAGGATAACGCATGTATGAGAGATGAAGTTTTTTTGGAATGAATGTTCCGTCTGTAAATATTCCTATACTATCTGAAGAAATGATATTGAATGTTTCTTGATATTCGAAAGATGGTTTGTAATGAGTGTTTGTTAGAAACATAGAAAGATCACCATGTTTGGTTAAATCTTTGTTTATGTATATTATTCTATCTTTACATCTTCCTTTGTCTGCTGTTAAATAACAATCTATATAAAACATGTATGCAGGCGTAAGATTTAAAAGAGAAGTTGTCCACTTATTCATGTTTTCATCAGCTAAAACTAAGTCTAACGCATGTTTCTCATAAGGCTCAACAAGCTTCTGTAAATCTTCGTATCTCTTTTTAAAAGCATCAAGTCCTAACCCACTTACAGTGCTATCACCATCAACTTTTTGTTTTATCAACTTAATCTGAGCTTCATTAAGAGCTAAGATTTTGTCTTCTAATGGAATTTGTTGATGGTCATTTGTTGATAGTTTATTTAGTTTCTGATCAATCTTGTATAATAAACTATCTACTGGTATCATGTTGATGCTAGTTTTTTCATTTTTAATTTCTGTTCAAGCGTAAGAAGCTCATCTTGATTATTATCATCTACAAGAAACTTAATCAAATCATCTTCGTCTTTTGCTATCTCAAATTCACCTTCATAAACTTTACCATTTGGTTTCAATCTATAGATGGAATGTTGAACTGCTTGTTTTACTAAGTCTCTAACGTGTAAAAGATTTTCTTTCATGTCAGCAAATCTTGTAAAAACTTCTATTGTTGAAAGTCCTTGATATTTTCCTGTTTTAAATTCTACATCTTTAAGAAGATTATCTACTAAATTGTAAACCACTTCTTCTTTTGTGTCAGATGTTACGGGAAGTCCTAAAAGTCTTGCAACTTTTTGTTTCTTATCTGGACCCATCGCATCAAACTTACTAATTGCTTTGTTTACAATTTGTTTCTTCTTAAACAATATTGTACTTTCTAATTCATCATCAACAACATAAAATTGTGTATCAGCAGGAAATTCACCTCTTTCCCAAGCTTGATAGGAGCTGGCAATTGTAGGATGTACTCTCAGCCAAGAAAAAGCGAGTTCTAACATAGGGTTTGAAAAATCAAAATAGTTGTCACCATCTAGAAGTTTTACAGGTTGAACATGTGTAGTGTCATATTCTGATGCACTAAGACCGCTGTTCCAGAATGTAGAACGAGGACCTAAGTCCACTCCTCCTAATGCATCTTCTAGTTTTGTTTTTAGGTTGGTAACTCTTTCAATTTCTAATTCTCTCTCAAGAGGATCGCTGATGCGTTTAATATATGAAGCATTTGGATTCAATCCTGTTCTATATTGACCATCGATTTCTCTATATGGATACTTGAACACTCCTGTTCCAGGAACTCTTGTCATACCTTTTTGAGAAAGTCCTCCTTGCATTGTTTGCAATTGACTATTGTTATACTCTTTCTTTAACGTAGAGATTTTTCCTATCTTTGCCATTATTTAGTTGTTTTGGTTTTTTTTATTTTGTTTTTGCAGAATGATCCTCATCGAAGAGATAGCAATTAAGTTATCACCTTAATTCTTCATTCTGTATGTAAGAAGACTCCCCCACTTGGAGGTGGGGGGAGATTCTTCTTGGTAGGATGTATAAACACTATTGCTAGTGTGTGTAGGTCTAGAAATACTATTCCTAGGGGGATTATTAGAACTGTGGTATTTCTTCGATCAAAACTGTGCGAGATAAATCTTCGATGAATACATCGCATCTATCTTTCATCCAAATTTCATAACCAGGGAACTTGTTAGCAGAACTCATACCTTGAGATTTTGCAAAACCTAAGTGGTGACGAGTACCATCAATATATCCCCAAGTCATAGAAGGAGCACCTTTCATTCTCACTTCTCTGATGTTGTTCACCATTGAACCATCGCTCATTGGAGACACATCAAATACCATGAATACAGGAGTGGATTTTTTGTTTTGACCAAATTCTAAATTTGATTGTGGAAGATCAAGTTCTTTCAAGTGAATCAACTCTACACGACCAGTTTCACGAGTGACCATTGAGTCAAACGCAAAGTTGTAAGTGATGTGCTGACCTTCACCTTGCATGTAACGATTACCGCTATCTGCCATGAAAGTAAGTCCTGAATTTAAAGCATCTGTTTTCAAAGCTTGTTGGAAAACGTCAAATCCTGCTTCATTGGTGTACATTTTCACCTTACGGTCTTTAACGTCCACCCTTCTGTAGAAAAGATCACCAAATACACTTCTGATTAAGTTTGCAGTGAATTCACCACGATTGTATTGTACTAAGTTACCGTTGTTTCTCATTCTGTGGTAAACACCAGCAGATGTACGCTTTAATTCTGGCTTAGAACCATTAGTTTTCACTGTACCTGGTTTAGCCCAAATCATACGCTTCACTTTCAATTCTAACATAGACTTACGCATCCAGAACTCAATGAATGGTTCCCATTTAACATCGTTACGAGTTAAAGGAAGTTGGTTTCTGCGTTGAGGAGCATACACCAAAATATCCAAAGCTTTACCAGAAGCATCTTTCATCATCTTGTCATCAGCCCACTCAGTGATTTTGTGCTCATAACCATATGCTGATCCTAAAGATTCAAACATAGTGATTTTCTCACCCAAACGAGGAAGTCCTAACAAGTCTTGATCAAATTCGCCAATTGCAGCGTCAATCAATTCAAGTTCAATACCTGTCTGAAGGAATGTAGAACTAACAAAATCCACTGTAGGGTTATCAGACACAAGAGTGAATGAATACAAATATCCAGCATTCCAAGGAAGAGGATCTTTAACTACGTAGAAACGAGGACCATACTGACGAGTGCCTACAGATACAATTGCATTCTTAGAGAACTCATTAGTATCAAGAACAAGAGAAAATTCTTGACCATCGATACCAGGTTTTGTAAGATTGGAAGTTGCTGTAGGAATATCGATAATTTTAGGAAACTTGTAAGGAACTTGAATGTCCCATTTCCAAGCATCACTGTTATTATCAATATAAAAAGGAGTGGACTTGTTAATCATGTCCAAGAAATCGTTAGAATACAAAGAACTCTGTGTGTAAAGACTGATGATTTTCTTATCATAGTCTGCAGGTTCTGTAGAGTGAAAACTTTCTAAGTGGTTAGCATCAGTAAGCTTGCCCACCGCTCTTTTGTCCATTGAAGCCACTCTGGCATATGTAAAGCCAGTAACTCCAGGAATTGTTGAAATTGCCATTTTTATTATCTTTTATTATTATTTGTTACAGAAACCAAGATGATGGTTTTGATGAGCTTAGTGATTTGCCACTTTTTGAAGTTTGTCTTGCCACTTCACTAAACAACTCATCTGATTTTTTACTCACTGCCCTTTTTTGTATTGTTGAAAGTGTAGGGTCAGTTTCTAGAATTTTTAAAAGCAGTCCCACTTTCACTTTCATCTCATGATTCTCTGGTCTTTTTAATTCAAGAATTTGTCTATCAAACTCTGTAAGTTTTTCTCCTGATGGAGTTTGATATTTTTCTGTCACTAAGAAGTCCTGTAGATCACCAGCAAGTTTGGGATTGATGGGAATACCATCAAATTCTTTTGTTTTTAGTTTTGACTGTAGAACATTTTGTACGTTGTTTACGTATTGTTGTCTAAAGGCATATTGCTTTTGTAATCTTTCTTCGTTTTGTCTTTCTAACTGTTGGAGTTTTGCTGCTTCTTTTTTCACTAACACCTTGTGGTGTTTTTGTGCTACAGTTTCTAAATCTCCATAATTTTTTAGTCTTTCAATTTCTGAATCAACATCTTCTGGATCAAATCCTTGATCAGCAAGAGCTTGTTTCAAAACTGCTTCCTGATTTCTTTCTTCAGAAAGATCAAGGTTTGCAAAACTTTCTATGTTATTATATACACCAAAGTATTCTTTAGGATCTACACCTTTTACAAAGATTGCATCGAATGCTTGTTGATAATCTTCACCAAACTGTCCTATGAAGTTTTGCACTATTTCTATAGATCCTTTCTTCTTTTCTAGATTGAATCTTTCAAGGAAGTCTTCTGCTGATTCAATGTTAACATCCTCTTCATCTTCGTCTTTATTAAAAACTCCAAGTTTGAATAAATCATTAGAAAGGGCTGTAAATCTATTTGATACATCATCATTGTCATCATCATCAGATTCTTCATTTGAAGGAGCTGTTTTAGATTTTGCAGATGGTTTTGCAGGAATATCGTCATCATCATCTTCTTCTTCTGTTTCTCCAAGAAGAAAATCTTGAATCGATTTGCTTGCGTCAGATTCTTCCTTTTTAGGAGCATCGCTTTCTGTAGTTTTTGGGGATGATGATTTTGTGGAGGGTTTTGGAGCTTCTTCTTTTATTTCAGTCACTTCTTCTGGAGAAGCAGTGGATGTTTCTGCGGACATTAGGTCTTTAAGCAATTCTTGATTGCCCATTCCCATTTCCATTGTATTTTGTATACTGAAATCTCCAAATGATGGGGTTTCTAAATTATCAGACATATGTAGTTTTGGTTTATAGTGTAAAAATATGTATTAAATGTATTCTAACAAACACATTAGGTTTGAAAACAGTGAATTTTGAATTTAATATGGCATTACTATTTCTTACTCTTTGATGCTCTGTTCTTTGCATTTGTTCTAGCAATCTCTAAATCATTCTTTTGATTTTCTCTTGCCACTTGAAGCTTCTCTCTTTCTAAAGCCATCTTATCGTTTGATTGTTTATTCTTTAATTGAATGTCTTGCATTTTCAACTGATAATCTTTTGCAGCCTTTTCCTGCTCGTGAGAAAGCTTACTCATTTCTAATACGTCTGGAACAGCGTTCTGGTCAACATCTTCTGCTGCAACATTACCATATCCTGTTGCTGAAATAATTGCAATCTTCTCTTTAGAAAGTCTATCAAGTTGTTTTTGATAGTCATCATGAGCTATTTGCTCTTCATGTTGTTGTTGTTGTTGTGCCAATTGAGCTTGAGCTTGTTCTTGTTGAGCTTGTTGCTGCTGTTGTTGCATTTGTTGTTGTTGGTCTTGCATTTGCTCTTGTCTATCTTTCAATGTCTTAAACACCTTCTTCATTTGACGTACAGAATCTGTAGAATACAATTCTATAATGTCGTACAATGATCCACCATTCTGTATAACAGCTTGAGACAATTGTCTAATCTCTTCAAACATCTTCTTATCTTCAGGTCTATTTGTAGCAAACACTTTCAAATCTCTAAATCTCAAATCTGTACCATTCACTTCTACAAATGCTGATTCTCCTTTAGATGTAATGTATGAAATTGTTGATTGAGGCTTTTTGCTTTCTACATAGAGAGAAGCATCAATAACAGCTTGATAGAGTTGTCCTAATACATATTCATGAGCTACAAAAAGAGGTTCTGTTTGAGAATAACTTTGTGTAAGAGCAGCATTTGTTCCTGTAGCAGATTCTGATGCAGAAATACTTCCCATTCTCTGTTTAGACATACCTATCAATTCCCAACACTCATTCTTCATTTGTTGTGCAAGAGTGTAACGAGATTGTATTTCTTGTGTTCTTGTTAAATCAATGTCTCTGAACTGGTTGAAAGAAGATGGTGCTTTTAGATTTTCTGGAGAGTCATCAATAAATACCACTCCTCGATTTCTTGCTTCCAACTCCCACATATCAAGAGCATCTTGTGCATCTCCGTCTTTTGGAACAGGAATGTGTCTAATTGATGTTAAATAAACCTTTCCTATTTCTTTCTCAAGAAGTTTGAACAGTTGATTCATACAAACATTGTATATCACCTGAAAAGGTTTCATTAAGTCTACTAAAGACTTCGCTTCTGTGTTCTTCACTTCATGTGTAAGTCCTATAATAGGACAGTATGGAAGAAGCTTGTAAGGTTTGATGTGATAGATGTCTGGTCCTATCTTCACTCCTTCATACCATTGATTCACCCATCCCCATTCTAAAGACTGTTGTGTAGGAATGGTGTTACTTTTGTAACTCTCATCAACTAATATTGATTGTTCATTTCCCATTTCATCTAAGAATATAAGCTTCCCTATTTTCTTTTTTGAAATCCAATAAGCTCTTACAACAACATATTTGTATCCAAATGAGGAAACATTTGATGTGAGTCCTAAAAAGTCTTTTAGTCCATCATTGTTCTCTTTCATTTCTGATTCAATAATCATTCTTGTACGAAGCACAAGAGGATCATAGGTGTCGTATTGTACAGAGTCTGTTCCAGGAGTGGCATTAGGGTTTCCCAAATTAGACTCTCTCACATTTATAAGTCCGTAGTCTTGTAAAGAACTTCTTAAATGATCTATCTCTTCTTTAGTGATGAATGGGAATGTTTCTATAATTTCAGACAATTCCATCACCATCACTGTTCCAGCAGCATACGCTCCTTGTGCTCTACCTGTTACATCTGAAATATACTTCCTATCAGGCGTAGTGAGAAACCATGTATTCTTAGGATTGCACACTTCTATATTATATCCTGTTTTAGAATTATCTTCATAGATGTGATAGAATTCTCTAGCAGTGATCATCATGTCTCTAAATGCATCCTCACTCTTTTCTTTGAGATTGAATTCAGCTTTTGTAGCTGTAAGTATGTGATTTGCCCATTTCTCTGCAACAGATGTGTAAGAATCTAAATCTTCTTTCACCTGCTCCATTGTCATTTGATTCAACTGCTCCTCGTCTATTTCTTCTCCTCTCATTGCTGCTTTCTGCAGAATGTCTTGTTTCACTTGATTCATTACGTAGTCCTGAAGAAGCTGTGTTTTGTATTCCAACTCTTCTGCCTTGCTATCATCATCAAATGCTTTTATAGAATATGTGTTAGGTCTTTTTGAAATCTCTCCCACAAGCTCATTAACAGGTGTTGTAATAATTGAATAATGTTTAACATATGCAGGAAGTTCCAAATCACTTTGTAACATTTCTGTAAATGACTTTACATCTTGTTCTTGATAAAAATCTTCAGGACGAAGAATCCCTTTAATAAGATCATAGTTTTTAACAAATGTATCTCTATTCTTTACATATTCAGAATATGCTTTGTTTGCAAAATAGTCCATTGTGTTCTTCACCCAACTCTCATCTTGCTTCTCTTTGTCTGTTTTAAATTGGTCAGGGAATATATTAAGATAGGCATATCTAATCGTAGCATCTTTTGTATATCTAATTATAGGCATTATGTAAACAGTTTTTGTTTTTGTTTATTGTAAAAAAGAGAACTTGATTCAGAAAATAATTTATTGTTTCTTTTTCCTGAATACAAAGATTTCACTCTATCATCTCCACTTCCTCCAATTCTTCCAAATATAGGATCCATTTTGAGTGCTTGTGCTATTGCTAATTCCGCAGCAATGATTCTATCAAAGTTACCATTATCGTTATATTGAATAATCTCTTCTAGAAGAACGGGATCAAGTATTTTATTCACCCCAAACACCTCTCTAATCACAGAGCCATTCTCATCAGTTTCTTTAACAATAGATTCTTCCATATATTTCTTCAGACATGCATGTAAATAATCAATAATCTTTTGACTACTTCTATGTATTCCATATTCTCGCTTCACTGTTGTGTTAGGAACAATCTCCATGAGCCATTGAGGCTGCTTTTCTAGATATTGTGCATCTCCTTTTGACTTCATGTATTCTATAAAAGAAATATCATCATTCTCACAAAGGGTGCGAGCATTGTAATATTTAATTAGCATTCTAGCTTGTTCTTCCCATGTTTCTTTCTTATCAGGACGTGCACAATAAGAAGCTACAAACATGTCTTGGTATTTTTCATCCATCAAGCTGTGCATTCTCTTATATATGTACACACTACCTAGAGAAGAACTGTATGCTGATTGTCCCTGTCTGTAGGGATCCACTCCTGCTACATACAATCCGTATGGAGGATTTTCTATAGGAAATTCATATATAACTACAGGAGCATCTTTTAAATCAGAATTCTTTAGAGGAAAGTTTGAAATAGGTAGTTTGTCTGTAAACTCGTGTGATATTTTACCCTCATCTTGGAAAAGAATAACAGGAGTGCCTGTTCTCAATTGTTGTAACAATCTACTCTTTTGTCTCTTGGCAGATTCAATATCAAATATGTTTGTATCCTCATTTAAAAATATATCATCCACTTCTTGAGGATAGTACATCTTTTCTTTTAGATAGGCAATTCTATCTCCAGCTTTCTTCAGACGTTCAAGATTACTTACAGTGAGAGCATTTGCTTTTTCTTCATTGCTTACAAGCATTTTAACTTGGTGTAGTTCTGAAGAAAGAGGAACGTTTAGGAAAGCACCAAGAGAAGAGTCTTCTTTGGCTTCCATTCTATACTTGTTAGAAATAAATAGCCCATGTATTCTAGACGTGTCTTTTGAATTATTGTACGTAAGGAAGTTAAAATTGTCTACATCAAACATAAGACTCTTGGCATCCATAAATCTTTTCATGTCACCACCTGTTCCTGTAAGAATTGGACTACATCCCCAACCAAAGGGTGTTGTAAATCCTGGAATAGCAGCTTGAAGTCCTCTAAGAAAGGATCCTTTTCCTATCTCATCTATAATAAGCTTTCTGGGTTTTGTACCTGCAATAGCTTCCTCATTATTACCTTCATCAAGGTTACGAATAAGAATAGAGGAATAAGGAATCCTTTCTCCTGATTTAGTTTTAATTCCTAGCGTCACTTGATTCTTCCAATTATCTTCTATTCTTTGCCACCTCCAAGCTTCAGGAATGAAATTCAATCCCTTGTCTATCTTATCTGTAATAAGCTTTATATCAGGGCTATTTAAGCCTGCAATTACGTTCTGTGAGTTTTCATCAAACGTTGCTCCCCAAGCTATGTAGCTTGATTCTAAAACTGATTTTGCCAAACGTCTTATGCCTAAAATAACAAGTCCTTTTCTTTCGTTCTGTGCCCTATCAATTTCATTTGTTATCACCCATTCATTATCTCTCAAATAGGGATTGGCATATTTTTGTGAAATTCTACCACGTTCATCTATTATATCCACCTCTGTGTTCCAGAAGTTGAGGTGCCAATATAAAAATGGGTTTATGTACACACCATCCATCATTGCTCCGTTCAGACACAATTCTTTGTGATGGTTGAAAAACTCTCTATGTTCTTCAGAGGATTTATCTGGAATTCTTTTTTGATTGATGTACCAATCTTTATAATCTATATTTTTGAGATTGATCATTTTCTATTTTTAAGAAAGTCTTCAGCCATAGAAGACAATTCTCCCTTACCTCTCACTTCCACTTTTGCTTCTTCTTTTTCTCTAAGTTTATCCACCACTTCTAATAAAGCTAAATAGTTCTTCATTGTCTCTTGAACAAACTTCCCCTGAGCCTCTATAGAAGCAATCACCATTGGGAGCATTCCTCCTTTTGATGTTGGTTTCCATTCAATCCTGTCCTTCAACTCGTGAAGAGGATTGGCATTAACATATGCTTTCCATGACGTAAGTTGTTCCTCCGCCCACAGAAGTTCTGTATTAATGTATGTAGTTTTTTTAATAGTCGCCATAGTCTTCTTGGTTAAATAAATTCAATCCATCCTTTACAATATTGTCAAGGGCATCATCTGAGACAATGTTCATATCTAATTCACTCTTGTATTTCTGTAGAGCAAAAAGCATTTCACTGTCTCTCATTCCCCACACGTCTCCACAATCATCTAAAGCTGTTGCTATGTGTCTTCCCATGCCATAAGAGGGATGGAGAGTTTTTAGCTCTTTCAGCACATCAATGATTTCACTATATTCGTTCTTCTTCTTTGCCATTTCTAAATTATTATTCCACTGCTTTGTGCTGTTATCTTCTTCACTTCCTGTTCCACCACACCCAACAATCTCTGTATTTGATTATTTGCAATGTCTTGTGTTGTCACATTAATTCCTGGCGTAGCACATATTGCTGCCAACTTCTCTATAAAATAAAATGCGTCTTGTATTGTGTTCATGCTAAATCTGTTATATCAATTTCAATTATTTCTTCGTCATCATCATCGTCTTCAGAAGGTGTTATCATCAATGTATCCTCATCGTCATGAAGCGTTGCTGTAATATCAATATACCTAACCTCTGTTGTTTCATACACTTCTTTCAAAGCTGTTAGCAATGCCAACAATTCCACTTTCCTTATTGTCATATTGTTCATTTCAAATCATTTAATTCGTCATCAATACTTTCATCTGTTGTAACAGCATCCCATAGAGACAAAGGACAGCTACAAGAAAGACATTTTGTTTTAGCAGAAAGCGTACATCCACAATTTGTACAATGTTCATCAGGACGCAACGTGTTATATTCCCCTGTCTTCTTTCTGTTCTCAGAAAACCATTCACACTTGTTACATATATTCATTCTTTCTATAGAAGTGTTATTAATCACTTCTTTCATTTCATGTGGAGGAATAATGTGATTTCTCCATCCTTCTAAAATTTGTTTAAAGCTCATTGGTTTTATTATTTAATCTGTCTAATTCTTCCTGTAGAAAAACAATTCTTGCTTCTATTCTTTTTATGAGAATTTCTGAAGGACTGTCTTCTATTAACGCTCTCTTATAATTCCTTATTTTATTATTAAGAGCTTCTATCCTTTTCTTAGCCTTTGGCAAATTAAAATAAAACTTCCCAAAGCCAGAAATCTCTATGCTATTGTTTGTTTTCATAGCATCGTTAGCACTCTGAAACTGATGTGTAATAACACTGTTAATAACACTCTCACTTCTTAGAGAAGACATAGCTTGTAAACGTACAAGGTATTCCTTAATCGACATAGAAGAGGGTCTATTCATGTACAAGATTTATGTTCAAAGAAATGTTTTTATTAAAATCCAAAAGAATGGCAGAATGTAATTTTATCCTATTTCCTTCCTTATACAAAATCTTCATCTTCTTAAGCTTAGAAATAATATTATTCATCGTAGCCTCTGAACTGTTATACTTCTTACAAAACTCCTCCTTATTCACTGTATAGGAAATATTCCCTTTAACAGCAAAAAATGATATCAATTGTATTTCTCTCTCAGACAACTTAATGTCATTCATAACAGAAATGAATGTATAATACTTTTCTGCTATTGAATAAACATCAGGAAGTGTTTTCCTCAATGTCTGTAATATCGTTTTCCTATTTTCCATATTTAATTCCTACAAAGATAGAAACATTTTCGTGTAAACTAAAAACTCCTCTAAACCACATAAGCTATAAAATCCTAAAAATTCTATGGTTTCTATAGATCTATTCCCGCCCTCCCCCCTTCAAAGGTAAGGGGAAATATAAATACAAAAAAAAAAATTTTTTTTTCTAGCCCCCCCCCCTCCTTTATGTAGATGGGAGAGGAGAGTACTTCCAATATCAACCCCTCCTTTGATTGACGGGGTGCAACATACCTCCCTGTGATTTGTTTTATGATTACATTAGAAGGACTTGAAATCGAACAGGTACAATACCGTGCTACACTCATTCACCAGGAACTACGAAAGGACGGTAAGCCAAATAGCAAAGCAGGACAAGCATATCACTTGTTCAACCTTGCTAATGGTACAAAGTTTAACAGTGACAGTCAGGCGTTCTTGGATGCCTACAACGATGGCTCACTGTTCACACTGACATTGAAACCCACCGCTGAAGGACTTGCAGAAGTCAGCGTGTGGAAGACCAGAAAGCAAATCGAAGCATTGTACTCCAACGAAGAGTACAAGCGGAAGGTGCGTAAGCCAGCGGCTGAGACGGTAACAGTACCGTTGAACACATTAGTGGCAGGTTCTTAAGCCACTGCCCCTTTGGGGTATATATTATATTCATCACGAATGTGTGTTGAATAATTAATTATATATATACTCCAAAGGGTTTTATATTGTTCTATAGAAAGAATATATTTAATGCATCAATCTCATTTCCCAAGGATGAGCAATTGTAATATATTATCCTAAAGACCATAAATGGAACGAGGAATAATTTAATGTCTTGTACAAGACGTATTACAATTGAATGCAGAGGGGATATATACGTTTTGTTTAACGTTTGAAAAGAAAAGGCGGCTTTTTTCAACTTATCGTTAAACAAAACATGTATTTATATAGGAGAAAGGGATGTATAGGGTGACCAATAACCCTTAACACATCACATTCTCTTATATACATTATGTACAATTGCCGTACATAATGAATATTTTAATGGCAATAGCACACAAACGGTAGATACGTTGATGGTTAATTGTGTGTACGTATAAGAACAACATCGCTTATACATTCTTTTGTAACCTCTTTAATTTATATATATCATGAGTTTTAACAACGTAGTGTCTGTAAGAGTAAGCAATTTCATAGCAGAAGATGGTGCTACAGGAAGTTTTAGTGTATTCTTTATGAACGGGCTAGAGATAGCTCGTGAATTTGTTAACCACTACGAGTTCGAGGTGGTTGACAAAACTGTAAGAGAAGCTACTCCTGAAGATATGGCTCTCATGAATTCCATTCTTGAAAAGAATGAGAATTTTAGATGGAGGGACTTTATGTCCCACTTTGGAGACCAGTGGTAAATTATTCCTGTTCTCATAGAGATTCGTTTCTCTATGGGAATGGGTTGTTGTTATATGTTCTTCTGAAGAATGAACATTTTGATGTCTAATACATTTAGGCTATTGTAGGTGGAAACCTTCTTAGATGGATATTTGCGTTCACAAAAGCGTACGCCCAGAGAGATATACCCTCTCGCAAGTGTAAGATTTCCTAGCAAATATTCATTGAAATCAGTCTCTGTAGCTTAAAGGAGGAACAGAGCAAACTTTTAGTAACCAATTAAATCAATATAGTTATGTCTAAGATTTTTAATGGCACACCACATGCCATAAATGTGGTTTCAGGTTCTGTTTTCACTCCAGCAATACGCAAGTATGTTGGAGGTGACGTAGTGCTAAGTATTCCTTCTACAGGAGTGCTTAGTGCTAAAATATCTACAATAGATTTGCCATCTATTGCTGATATCCCTGTATTTGGCAAGAGTTTCTCAGGAGTAGACTCATTACCAGACGGTTTTGATGTTTACATTGTTTCTGCTCTATACGCTTCAGCTGCTAAGGCTGCAGGTGTAGATTGCAGCAAATTGTATACAGTGGCTGATCCTGTATACACTCCTGATGGCAATAGTTTTATAGGATGTAGAGGCATTTGCCCTGCATTCTAATCAGCCTGTCCTAAGCATGACATAAAACTGCTTATTCTCCTTAGGGCACAGGTCGACGGGAATTAAAACTACGCCCCAGTTTATACGTTCTGAAATACAAAAACGTATTTGATTTGTAAAGATGAGATATGATAGGGACATTCAGCTCATCAACAATACAGGGTTTAGGTCCATTACATCGTAATTTAGCTTTTACCTGTATTAAACTAAATAGGCGGCTCATAGCGTGGTGCTGAGCTGTACAACAACAAGAATACCGCTTGAAAAGAGGAAACTCACTTGTTGGTGAAGGATAAAAAACGTTAGATGCATTGATATATCATGCTAAAACTAACGTATAAAAAACCTTTATAAATCCTATTTTTTATTATTTTTTCATTTTTTTTTTGTGAAAGATCTTCACAACACAAACCATTATGTTATAAAAAAACAACTTCCTCTGCAAGATTTGACCGTCTTGTGGAGATGAATAATTAAGAAGTTGCTGCAATTTACATATCCTTAATTGGATGTGTGTATTATCAGGCTAAATGAATCTTGGTCAATAAACAGATAATTGTTTATTAGATTTATGATGCCTATTGCAGCCAGTTGAGTAAAAAACTGTAAAATTTACTACTGTTTAAATCTGTTCAGTTACCACAGATTAGTTGATTGATTGAGATTATCCTCTTGATATTAGCGATATGCAAAGATTGGAATGTTCTATAGAGTTCGATTCTCTCACTTTGCACTTATTTTAATTAAAACCTTTAGGTGTATAGGTTAACCTTACCATTAGTATGAACACAGATAAGAAATATTTTGTAAAAAATGCTGATGCAGCAGCATCGTTTGGAAACGCGAAGCCTGCAATAAAGGATATATTTATTTGCTGTTCACAGTGTGATGGAGCACCGCTCTACACACAACACGGCTTCACTGTTGTTACGAGCTTGTCTCGTACACAACTTAAAAAAATGGGTATTTTGGTGTCAAGTTCTAACGACACCTACACCTTGCAATAATATTTATACGCATGGAGAGTGGCGTGCTGATGTGTACAGCCTAAACAAACATAAATTAAGGTTGCTCTGTCTCCATTTCCTATAACAAAATCTTAAAGATGAATTGAAAAGACATTCATAATGAGACTAGGTTTGTAATAATAATGGAGAAAGTTTGTATACAAAAGCAAACGACATGCGTATATATTATTTTTCAACTGATTTTGAGGTTTCCCTGAACGCACAGAAATGTGTTAGTAGGGGACTTCTATTTTCTTTTTTTAAATTATTTTTTATTCATCCTCAAATATATATTTTATGGCAGCTTACGGGTATAGTTCAGCGTTGAAAGCAGCAGGTGCTACGGTAATAGATTTCAAAGCCTCAGGTGATTATCAAGGCACTTGGGGTGCTGTTGTTGACTATAATGGTCAACGCAGCGTGGTGATAGGAGCTTATGGCTCTTGTGACCATTGTGATCCATTTCAGGCAAGATTTGGCTACGATGGTGGTAGTCCAGAAGAAATGAAAGCATTTGGAGAATCATATCTCCACAATCCTTATTCAAAGGAAGATGTGGAGAGGCAAATCGCATTCTTGTCTGAGGACGAGGATGATTGGTTTGATAGAGAAACATTGGAGCTCTATAAATGGGCATTAACATTTTTCAATTAATTCTCTCTTATAGAGAAAATGTTTGCGAAAGGTGCTGAATAACACCACTTATTGCAAATGTTTTCTCTTTTTTATTTTGTATTTTAAACCTTCACATATTAATTAAAATGAAAAAAGCAGCATTGTTTTTGTTAGCAATCATCACACCGTTCTTGTTGGTGTGGATAGCGTTTGTATGCACAGGATGTGCATTTGTTCCCAAAGAAGTGTTCAACGCAGGACAGTTTTGGGGAATGTCCATTATTTATTGGGTGATAGTTTGCCCTATATTGTTAATTGTGATAAATGATACAATATGAAAAATTATTATTTAATATCTGCTATAGTGATGTTGATGGCATCTATAGCGTGGATATTTTTAGGCATTTATTTGCTCACACCATCAAAAGTAAACCTCGCTATCATTAGCTTAGTGTTCACAGGAGGACTGATGACCTCTTATTCTTTGTATACAAGTTATCAAGACTGTAAAAAGTCTTATGATGACTTATTTAAAAAGTAACCATCAAACCAATAATATGAAGACAATTACATTGTCAGCCAAGGAGTTCTACAACTTCAAAAAGTTAGCCAATTTCTATTTTGATTTCTGGATTTTGTCTGGAAATATAATAGTGACAGCTTCTATAGAAGAACTAGAGCTCTTAGGCTATTAACCTCTCACAATATATGTATCTAGACTTTATATCTATATACATATATTTTCCTTTGGTTAGTTCATTTTATATTTAAAAACGTATAATATTTTTATGAAAGAAGTAAAGATGACAATGGAATTTGTAATCGATGTAGACGATAACATTGTAGACATCGAAGAGTTATGTGATAGAGTGGTAGTTTGTTTTCGTAATGAAGACAAATTAGGAATAGAAACCTTTCTGCCTCAAGACGATGGTTTGATGGTAATAGGATATATATCCACTACAATTGACAACATAACTGAATTAGAATGACAAACAAATTAGTTTACACCATTGTGCCTGAGAGTACATATAATGGTGGGTATTTAGCAGGCTATTATAATGATGACGAAGTGGTTAGACCTTCGTATTGTTATTTACATGGTAAGTTGGAAACCTTAATTGGATATGATATATTTAGCATGCTTCGTTCTGAATTAGAAGCTGATCAAATAGTTGACAATAGAGTGTCTGATAAATTTGAAGAAGGCATACACTCCTGTATATGTATGGGTAAACCATGCACATTCTTTAGATGGAAAACTAATGAACATCATAAGAGTTTTGCAGGACTTGTTGTATTAAATTCAGACACACGTGCGTTGGAATATGCACAAGAATGCTACGATAACAAAACAAGTAATATTTAAACCAAATACAATGGAAGCAGTGTTAATATTTCAAAGCTATGAACTTCCTTCTTGGCAGGAAATAGAGCCAGGGATGATGTTTACAAGTCTTGATAAATATTCTGATTACGTTAGAATCAGGACAATTTCTCAAGAACAGAGTCTTCGTCTTGATAAGGAATTGTTCATTCGAGAGAATGGACATCCAGTAAAGCCATATATATGTGCAATGGATGGCACAATCCTTGCTCGACCAGAAGAAATAGGTTGGTGGGATTGTGGAGAAGATTGCGACTCCTATACAGAAATAGGAGAAAAGGAATTCAATCTGATTCTTGAGAACGAAGGACTCATTGATGTAGAAACAACATACGATGACGAAGAAGGTTATCAGTTGTTGTACATGGATGGCAAAGTGATAATTTCTGTTCTTCAGGAGTACGAAGAATCTGAAGAAGAATACAGTGATGAAATATCTAATCATTTTAAAACTAACGACGATGATAATGACGAGTCAGAAGAGTGGTAATACACTTACACGTCCTCCAGTGATCAATTATGAACCTCTTACATTCCAAGAATGGTGCGAGGAGTTTAATGTATCTCTATTGTTTAACAAAATACCAACACACATAGAACATGAGTACAGTATATTGGAAAATGCGTAATGGATCTTTGATTGATGTTGACGAAATGGATATCAATCATCTGCGTAATACGCTAAAAATGATAATAAGGGCTTCACAAGCCCAAGTTCGCAATTCGCAAATTGCAAACAAACCTGCTCCTAAACTTGAGCTTAAAGGTGAAATGTCTCAATTGTTTAATGATGATTTTCCTGGAGATGATGATGAGTATAATCCTTACGAAGACTATAAAGCGTTTCTTTTATAACCAAAAAATAGATATATGATACTTACGTACGGATTCCATCCTGTCACTAAGGATGAGACAAAAGAGAAAATTGTTAAATATCTAGAGGCTATTGATATCTCTTCTAAAATCATTGAAGGAGGAATCAATGGCTCTTTAGAACTAGAAGTGGAAGATGGCATTCATCCTGATAACATCCTAGAACTAGGGTCAATACTTGGGATGCATGAGACCATTTTCTCTTGGGAAGATGCTGAAAATGAAGACTTCCCATTCGAAGGAGATGACGATGCTGATGTATAAATAAAAAAAGGGAGAATAAATTAATATTCTCCCTTTTCATTAAGAGATTGAATTAGGCTGTTTTCACCACTTTTGAAGCAACACTCCAAATAGCACCAATTAATGTGCTAATTGCACCAATTGCTTCTACAGAAGTTGCTTCATCAATTACACCTTTGGTGATGAGAAATCCACCAACGAATGTCAATACGTGTCTAACAAGTCCTAAAATTTGATCTTTGTTCATAGTGAAAATATTTTAAACAAATATACAAAAATATTTTATGTACACAAATGGTGTAGAAGAAATAAAAATAGAATATGAGTTATTTCCTGAAAAATATGCAACAATTTACGTAGATGTAAATTGGATGCACCAAAGAGAAAAGATGTACACATCTAATGGAGACATTGGATGGGATGGAACATCATCTTGGGAAATTAGTCATATATCGTGGGGAGATATTCCTCACATGTTCAGAGATGAAAAAAAAGTGGAAGAAGCTCTGAAGAAGAAAATATCACACATTTCTTCTGATGGAATAGTCTTTAATCCCTTGTTAAAGAAACACTAATTTTGTATATTTGCATAAACCAAATATATGAATAAGTTTATATTAGTGAGAATAGCCATCATAACAGCATTGATAACACAAGTGAGTCATGCTGCATTCGTGTTTAAGAGCATTTCTAAAACAAACGGATGGGTGGATGAGATTATTGCATATGTATTCGCTGTTTCTCTAGAACTGTCAATATACATATTCACAATAGAACAAAAGAGAAGCGTAGCAACATTCTTTGCAATAATCTCATTTCTCATTAATCTATTATACTATTGGAATTTCAATCAATTTGATTTTGCGTTTTATGCCAGCTTGTTGATTTCGTTCACAATTCCTACAACCATTTGGAATTACAGCGATCTTATAAACAATGAGCCAAGAAAACGTCCATACATTAGAAAAACAGAATAAAAATATTGAGAGAGTGCATGAACACGAGGGCTATGTTAATTCTAGATGAATGCATAGGTAGTAAGTAGACACTTTGGGAGGACTAGCTATCCTCCCCTCTCACTTTTTTAAAAAACAATAAAATGAGAAAAACACCAAGTCTTATTAAGCAAATCATGGAGAAATCTAAAAAAGATCCATGGTATGTAAAACTAAAAAGAAGAATAAGATTAAAATTATTCATTTTTAAATGTTCTATAAAGCAATGGTGGTGGAAATAAATTGATGGAGTGGCGGAAGGTGTTAGGGGTGTCCTCTAACGTGGTAGACGCTATTATCTGAGAGGGTGCTTGTGAGTAGTATGCAAAACTACATAGATACAAGTGTTATAGAAGCACCACATTGTGGGTTCAAATCCCACCTCCATCACATAGTTATTTGGGTGCTTATCCAGTAACTTTTGATAATGTGTCCCAGTCTGTTGTGGATCGCAACCACTCAGAACATCTCTTATCAAGTAATGTAGTGGCGGAATTGGTATACGCAGCTCTATAAACGGGTGGAAGTAATAACATTGAAAACAGCTTCTAAATGCAGGTTCGAGTCCTGCCTACATTGCAGACTTTCATCTAAGGCTACACTGAGAACTGATGAAACTTGTTGGTAGCTGTAGACTACACGAACAAGGGTGATATAAGAATCCCACTTACCTATCAATGAGGAGTACCAAAGCTCCTCTCTTTTTAAACTTTTAAAACAGAAATATGAAAAAAATGAAAATGTTAGTAGTTTTGTTATTAATTAGTGCATCGTTGTTTGCTGTGCCAATGACAATTAATGTGTGTAAGGTTTGTGGAAACACAGATGGTTATCCACAATATGCTGCTCATAATCCACTTGTACATGGGTATAAAGCCTTTGTAAGGTGGTGGAACAGCACAGATTTTATGTTTGACTTTAATATGTAAAAAATAAAGGGAGTGTAAAAGCTCCCTTTTTAAATTTTAAAATTATGAATAGACCAATTAAGGAAACTTACACTGTATCGTTAACGTTTAATGACATTGATTCAGATAATCCATTAGAAGCTGTGAAAAAAATAATTGGATGGATTAAAGACGATGGGGTAGATTATATGATTTTTGATGTTATTGGTGAAACCAGTAATAATAAATTCACGGTTGATATGTCAGAAGAAGAAGAAGATGCAGTATTACCAAACAATGAATAAATTTAAAATTATGAGCATACCAACAGCAAAAGAATTTGTACTAAATCAAAATGATGGATACTTAGCAGGAGATTACACTCCTAATGAAGTATATCGTATCATGATTGGATTTGCTAAATTACACGTAAAAGCAGCATTGAAATCAGCAAGTGAAAAAGCTTATGTAGAATATGTTGACTTAGAGACTAATGAAATATTTGATTATACAGATGTAATTACAGATGATAATGTAGGAGCTGATGTAAATGTAAAATCAATATTAAAAGCTTACCCATTAAACAATATAAAATGAAAAATATACATTTATTGCCCACAGATAAACCAAGTAGGTTAAGCTACTTTCAAGGTAAATTACTTTTTGATAAAGAAGAATTTTATAAAACATTTATAAGTCAAAACATCTACATCATTTCTTCAGAAGAAATTAAAAAAGGAGATTATGTACTTAGTGGAACTAATACAATGATTAAATGCATGTATCCTAATAATGTAGTTGATAGAGATGTTAAAAAAATCATCCTAACAACAGACCAAGACTTAATCAATGATGGTGTACAAGCCATTGATGATGAGTTCTTAGAATGGTTCATTAAAAACCCAACTTGTGAGGAAATAGAAATTAAATTAGTAGAATTTGAAGTTGATATGGAATTAGGTGAATCGTGTATAGAATATGGTAGTTATTATAAAATAATATTTCCAAGAGAACAACCTTATCAAGAGTTATTTGACTACTTAGCAAATGAATTAGGTGTTAATGCACTTTTAACTCAAATGCAAGAAATTGAAACAATAGTTATGTCAAAACAAAAACAAATAAGTTATGAATAAAGCAATGCAAGAATTAATTGATTGGGCAAAATCCTTACAATACAATCAGCAACAATGTATAGATTGGATAGTAATTAAAGATAAAGCAGAACAATTACTTGAAAAAGAA